CGAGTTGGCCTCGCCGCGGTCGAGCTCGTGGTATCCGACGGCCTTGGCCAACTCGGTGCGGATGAGCACGGTGACGGTGGTTTCGATCGGGTCGTCAGGATTGAAGTCGTTCAGGTAGTGCCCGGCGGGGAAGATCGGGTCATCCTCGCGTACGACCTGGCGCCCGTCGGGGAACTCCTGAAGCAGCTTGTACCAGGCGTAGACGTAATCCGCGCCGGTCTCCTGCGCGTGGCGCATGAGCCACTGCAGGTGCTTGGGCAGGAACAGGTCGTCAGAGTCCAGTGGGGCGATCCAGTCGGTCTGCGTCATCATCAGCGCCCGCTGACGGGTTGCCGCGGCGCCCTGCCCGTCGATGTCCATGGCGATGATGTGCGCGTCGGGCAGCAGCGTCTGAGACAACACCGAGGCCTGTGCGCGCGCCAGCTTGCCGTTGAGCGCCCTCGCCGGGTGCGCCGGCGTGATCACTGAGATGGTCTGTCTCATGCGACTCCGCTCTTGCCGATCAGCCAACCGTCGTGGTGGATGCCAGTCACGTCGTCGACGAACGCGCCGACCAGGCCGGCGTTACGCCAGCCGTTGACCATCTGCCAATCGGTGGCGTTCTCGCCGTTGGGATTCCAGCGCGCCACGCCCAGCGCGCCCTTGAAGCACATGATGCCGGTGGCGTCGAGATGGCCGAGCGCGTAGCTGGTGTCGCCGACGACCATTCCGGTCGGCTCGCCGTGCGCCCGAAACTCGACCTTCGACAGTGACCAGGTGGCCTGCTCGCGCTGCATAGCCTCGACGTGCGCGCTCACGTGATGCGGCAGCAGCTCGTCGTCATCGCCACAGAAGCCGACGAAGTCGCCCAGCGCCAGGTAACTGCCGATCATCCAGGCCACGCCGCCGGTGGAGCGCTCGGTGGTGGCGTTGCGCCAGTTGTCGCCGATCTCGACCAGCCGTACGAGGTGTGTGCCGTCGAAGGCGTTTCGCAGCTTCGGATTCGCGTCGCTGACGACGACATGCTCGATCTCGCCCTCGTAGTCCTGCGACATGATCGACACCATGCAGCGTCGAATGAGCAGCGCCTCGCGCCCCGGCAGGGTAGGAGTGACGATTGAGACCAGCGGCAGACTCATGAGCGCAGCAGATCGACGTCGTGCTCGACCATCCGTCGCACGATCTCCGGCAGCATCGTGGCGGCCTTCCAGCCCAGTGTCTTGTTGGCGAAGGACGGGTCGCCGCGTAGCTCCATGACGTCGGTGGGGCGCATGAACGCCTCGTCACGCACCACGTAACGCTCTGAGCGCAGCCCGACGGCGTCGAAGGCCATGTCGACGAACTGCTGCACGCTGTACGCCTGTCCGGTCGCGAGCACGTAGTCGCCGGGCTCGTCGGCCGCGGCGATCAGGCGCCAGGCCGCCATGTACTCCGGCCCCCAGCCCCAGTCGCGGATGGCCTCGGTATTGCCCAGACGTAGCTCCGTCTCGAAGCCGGCCGCGATGGCGGCCACGCCCCGCGTGATCTTGCGGTCGACGAAGTAGGCGTTGCGACGGTAGCTGACGTGGTTGTGCATCAGCGCGGTCGAGGCGTGCATGCCGTAGCTGTCGCGGTAGTTGATCGTCGCCTGGTGTGCGAAGGTCTTGGCCACCCCGTACACGTTCAGCGACCCGAACGGCGTGCGCTCGCTCTGCGGCACCTCGTTGACGCGCCCGTACTGCTCCGAGGTCGACGCCTGCACGAAACGGGCGTTTGGCGCCGCGCCGCGAATGGCCTCGAGCAGCTTGAGCACGCCCAGCGCGTTGATCTCACCCATGGCCATCGGTTGCGCCCAGGACTGGCCGGACGAGGCGAGCGCGGCCAGGTTGTAGACGACGTGGGGCTCGGCGAGCTCAAGCGCACGCTCCAGCGAGGTCTGGTCGATGAGGTCGCCGTCGATGATGCGCAGCGCCGGGAAGGCGGCCATCAGGCCGGCGCGACGCTCGCGCGACACCCAGCGCAATAGCCCGAAGACCTCGTCGCCTTCGCGTAAGCACAACTCAGCCAGCGCGTGCCCGTCCTGGCCGGTGATGCCGGTGATCAGTACGCGGCTCATAGCATCACGGGAGCCGGCACGGGCACCAACCATCGGCCGGTGAAACTCTGCTCACGACGCATGACCTCCGACAGGTAGTTGTGGATGAACATGACGTAGACGTCGGGAGCGCGCGAGTCGGCCGACGGGTCGATGATCGGAATGCCGGTGCCCGGCGTGTAGCGGCCGTGCTTGGTGGGGGTGGTGTCGACCATGTACTGGATCAGCTTGTCGTCGATGTCGCACCAGTTGAGTAGGGTGGTCGACTTGGCGCTGGCACCGTAGCCGGCCACGCGCTTGCCGTCGCCCTCCAACTCGCGTAGCGCGGTGAGCAGGCGTTGGCGGATGCGGTTGGCCCGCCCCTGCAGGCCGCTCATGCTGTCGGTACGGTTGAGCCATTCCTCGTCGCGCAGCAGGTTGTTGACGCTGTGATCGGCGTGGTGCACACCGTGACGGACCTCGACGCGCAGCGAGCCACCCTGGGGTTTGACCTGACTGACCGAGGTAGCGCGCAGGCCGTGTACGCGTAGCGCGGCGTCGAAGGAGCGCAGCGAGAAGAACTGGCGGTGCTCGTGGTAGACGTGGTCGAACTGGTTGCCGAGCAGTAGATCGACGACGTACTGGAACTCCAGGACGGCCACGCCGGTCATGGGTGCGAGCAGGATCTTGACGCCGGCTAGGAAATCTTCGAGGTCGACGACGTGCGCGGCGACGTTGTTGGCGACGACCAGGCCGGCGTGACCGCGCTGGTCGACGATGCGCCCGGCGGTCTCGCGTCCGAAGCCGTCGTGGATGACGTCGAGGCCGGCCTTGCGCGCCGCCTCGACGGGTCCGCCGGCCGGGTCGACGCCCAGCGACGGGCAGCCCGCGGCGGCGAAGTGGCGCAGCATCGTGCCGTCGTTGCAGGCGATCTCGACGGTCAGTCGCTTGGCGAGCAGCGGGAACTGTGCGAGCAGGGCGTCGGCGTAGCGGCGCTGGTGCTCGGCGGCCACCCACGACGAGCCGGTGTAGAAGCCGTACTCGCCGCCCCACAGCTCTTCGTCGCTGACGAGTTCTGAGATCTGCAGCAGCGTGCAGGCGTCGCAGCGCAGCAGTCCGAGCGGGTGGCGCTTCTGCGTCAGTGCCGCGCCGCGCGTGGTGGGGAAGTCGTCGGCCAGCGCCGACGCGCCCAGGTCGAGCACGTCGCGCAGGTCGTCAGATCCGCAACCGCCGCACGTCCCACGCCTCATGACAGTCTCCATTTGTCTCGGAAGATGCGATCGGCGGCCAACCAGTCCTCGTGACTCTGCGCGGTCTTGAAGCCCATCCGGGTGTGGTGATGTGTGTCGATGTCGACGACGGCGACACGCCGCCGCTCGGTGATGGCCTGCCGGCAGATGTCGGCGTCGTAGCCGTGAAAACCTGGGTAGCGGTCGTCGAACTGGAGCCAACTCGACCAGTCCGACATGGCGATCAGGCTGCCCTCAAGCGCCTGCACGTCGCCGAAACGTACGCCGAAGTCGATCTCGCCCACGTCGGTGCGTTGGTGCCCGATGGGGTTCTGATTCCACCAGGCGATGCCGCCGTCGCTGCCGCCGCCGGCCACACCGACCAGATCCGCGCCGCCCGCGATCGCCTCTATGATCTTGGCTTCAGCGTCCGGGTCGGTTATCTCCAGGTCGTCGTGCTGCAGGATCAGGATGTCCGCCCGCAGTCTCGCCGCCATCTGGATCTTCCGGTACGCCGTGGCGATCGAGGTGTGCCCGGCGATGGCGATGACCTCGCGGCCCTGCGTGCGTGGCACGACGTTGGCCGCGAAACGCTCCCACGACCCGACGCAGACCCCGTAGACGATGCGCGGCGACCCCATGGTCGGAAACGGTATCGGCGCCGCTAGTGATGCGTCAAGTACGCCTCACCAGGGCCGCGGTCCCCAACGCTTCTCGAAGGCGATGGTGTCCAGCCCGATGCGCTCGGCCGCCCAGGGCTTTGTCGCGGTGAACTCGCCGGGGCGCAGATTCGGCACGGGGTGGCCTCCGGTCATGACCATGCCACCGGCAGCGCGGGCTTGTAGGTCAAGATCCGTGTCCAGCCACCAGAAGTGCATCGACTGGTCCGGACGGACCTTTGACGTGGCGTCGAGCACGAAGGCCCACCCCGGCATGCGCCCCATGATGTCGCCGTCCGGCGCGGTCTTGACCACGTTGACGCCCGGGCCGGGGTGCGGCCAGGGCGACGAGCAGCCGACCACTGCGCCGGTGGCCTCCATGGCGTCGGTGACGGCGAGGAACCACCGGTCGGGCGGCGGCGCGTCGTCACACAGAAAGGCGATATACCAGGGCTCGTCACGCTCGCCATCGCTGCTCAACTCGCGCATGTTGGCGGCGCGGTCAATGCCGAACTGCCAGAGCGCGGCGAGGTTGGGCGGCTGGTCGGGCACGCTGAACAGCGATACGTTGCGGTCGGCGGCGGCCAGGTCCTGATACCGCACCGGCGGATCTGAGGCGTTGTCGATGACGATGACCATGTCGACCTGCGGGCCGATCGCCTCGACGGTCTGGCGCAAGAGCTCCGGTCGGTTGTGACTAAGAATGACCGCAAAGCGCTTCATGGCGCCAGAGTGTACTGGGTGATGAACAGCGCGTTGTCCAGCGCGAAGACCTGGCCGGCCGTCCTGACCACCCATTGTGTCACTTCGACCCGCAGCAGTGTCTCGAAGTTGACCGGGCCGCCGGGCGTGACCGTCAGGAACAGCACGCCTTCGCGGATCACCGCGTCGTTAATCACGCCGGGGTTGGCACGCACGAACTGGCGGATCTCGGTGACGTTGGTCCCGGTCCACTGGATCGCGTCGACGAAAGGCAGGTAGCGGGCCATCAGGGCAACTCTCCGATCAGCTCGAAGGATGAGCCGGCGACGAAACTGCCGGACGCCGGCACGACTTGAAGGCTCGTCCAGGTGCCAGTGGCCGCCATGACGCCGCCGCCGTTGGTACTGGCGAAGTTGGCCACGCCGGTGCCGAGCGCCTCAGAGTAGTGGTTGAACGACGGGTTGAGCGCGATGTCCCAGCCGATGAAGTTGGCCACGCCGCTGCCGTAGACGTTGGCCGGCGCCGACGCTCCGGTGCAGAATCCGATCATGGCGTAGGTCTGGGCGCTGAACGGGGCGGCCGACGCCGTCGCGTTGAGGCCCTGCGTGTAGTGCCACGAGTAGACAGCTGAGGCGTCGCTGTTGTAGCGGGCGCCGATGAACTGCAGGTTGACCGCGGCGTCGATGCGGGCGCGCCAGCGCAGCCGTAGGCCGGTCATGGTCGACGGGATACCCGAGAACGTGACAGACGCGACCGTGGCCGCCAGTAGCTGTCGAGACCTGTACCCCCCCGGCCGGCCGACGATGAAATTCGCGCCCGGCGGCACGATGTCGACGTAGACGCGCTGACCGGCGGACACCATTCCGATCATGCTGACCATGGGCACCGGCTCGGCGTCGCCGTCGAAGGTGGCCATGACCGCGGCCGGGTCGGTACCGTCGTTGACCTCGGCCATGCGCCGGTTCCAGATCAGGCCGAGGCGTTGGGCGTTGGCGCGCAGCGCCTCGATCGTCGTGGCGGTGATGTCGGCCTGATCCTGCCCGGGCTGGCTCATGGCCTACTCCTGGCCGTAGCTCTTGCGCATGACGTGAACCATAGGCGAGCCCTGCTCCAGGTTGAGCGACCAGGCGAGCTCCAGCCAGTTGGCACCCTGCCAGCGGATCACGTTGTACGAGTCGTGGCGCGGATCGGGCGGCGTGGAGAGCGTGACACGCTCGAAGATCTGCCGGCGCTGCGCGACACCCTGCGCCACCGCGGCGGCCTGCGTCGCGTCGGAGAGTTGCACGTCGAGCACCTGAGCGATGACGAACCCGCGGTTTGCTACCGAGTTGGGCGCCGTCGTCGCCACCTCGGCCAACCCCACTACCGGCCCACTGTCGGGGCTGGCTGAGGCGTTGGAGATGACCACGAACGTGTTGGGCGCGTTCAGCAGGTCGTTACCCTTCGACGGAGGCGGGTCGGCGAAGACACGCGGCCACAGATCGAAGTCCAGGTCTGGCACACTCGCCGCGGGGTCGAAGGTGCGCCGGAAGCGCAGCCGGCCGACGTTGTCGAACCACGGCGACCAGTAGTCGCCGGACAGCGACAGCGCCTCGAGGATCTGGCCACGGTGCGCGCCGATGCCCCAGGCTTCAGCGGTGGTGTATGGACTGGGCTCGGCGTCCAGTTCGACCGGCAGGCCGTCCAGGGTCACGATGACGGCCTGCGCGACGCTTAGCCCACGCACGTTGAGCCCGCGCGTGATCTCCTGGTCGACCAGGAACATCTCGTCGAAGAGTTGCTCCGAGCCGAGGTCGCCCGACGTATACATCTGCAGCGACTCGTCGACGAACATGTAGCGGCCCAGCGGCCAGTCACCGCTGACGTGGTCGGGATTGGTGGCGCCCGGCACGACCATGAACGGGCTGATGCGCTCGGTCAGAGTGTTGATGGCCGCCGTATCGGTGGCGGTGAGCCCCAGGCCGAGCTGGCGCTTGATGGTGCGTGACGTGTCGTGAGTGAGACTGGCCGCCCGGATCGGGTGGATGTCGCCCAGCCGCATGCCGGTGACGCCGTCGGTCAACTCGAAACGGTAGGTGGCCTGACGCTGTCCGACGCACTCGTCCAGGTCGAACGACTTGACGACGGGCTGCGTGGTCAGCGTCCGCACGCCCGGCCACGCGGCACCTACCGCCGGCGCGGTCATGGGTTGACCGGGTACGGGCAGACGCTCGTCTCGACGATGTCGATGCGCGCCATGTACTTGGTGCGGTTGTGGCGCACCGCCACGGTGGGCACGCGAACGTTGGCGAACCATCGGTCTCCGATGTCGTCGCGCACGCAGACGTATGGCAGGTCGGCCCAGGCCAGGTCGCGGATCGTCTTGGCGTCGGCGAGGCGCTCCGGGGCGATCGCCGCGGCCTGCAGCAGCACTGTGCGGCTGAAGGCTTCCAGGCCGCGCTCTGTGCCATGGAAAGCGACCGAGCCGTCGCGCCCGTAGATGGGCTGGAATTGGACCATCTCGGCTTCGGGCAGGGCGAAGTCCTCGCTGGGCGCGCCCTCCCACTGCATGACGTAGGCGGCGTTGAGGTAGCCGGACTGGGCCGAGTTGCTGGTGAAGATCAGGGCGCCGGTCATGTCCGGGCAGCCGCCGATGACGCCCGGCGTCGGTGGTGCGCCCGACACGTAGGTCGACCACGAGCCGGCGAAGTTGAGCGCGTTGAGCGACCGTATCCGGTAGACGGATGTGATGCCGACACGCGCCTCGAAGTCGTTGAAGCTGACCAGCGCCGGGTCGGTGGCGAGCATGATGGTCTCGAAGTCGCCGCCGGTAACGGAATCCCAGCGCTGCAGCTCATAGGCGCCGAAGCTGCCCACGCTCAGGTTGGTCACCTGGAAGTTGTCGAAGCTGAACGTCTTCGACGCGGTGTCCTGATAGGTCAGCAGCCCGGCCACGCCAGAGGTCAACGCGGTGTCCGTGGCCGAGAGGGTCCACGCGGCCGGCTCCACGTCACTGGCGAGCCACGACTTGGCGAGCAACGTCGTTCCGACGACCCTGAACCGTACGCGTAGGGCAGCGGTCGTCGTGCCGGCGCCCGTGCCGGAAGCCAACGCCGTGGTGACGCCGGCCACGACCTTTTGAATCACCAGGGCGTTGGTGGCGATGTTGTGGACGACCCGGTAGTAGTTGCTGGTGTCGGTAAACCGAGCCAGGATGCTGACCTCGGCCGATGCGGTGGTGGCGGTGGTGGAATACGTCATGTAGGCGTCGGAGTCCGACACGTTCGCGCCGATGGTGTTGACTATCGCCAGCGGTATGCCCTGGGGCGTATGCAGACCTGTCGCGCCGTTGACCGAAATCTGTGCGTCCGTCCCTGCGCTGACCAGTGTGTTCACCCACGTCTGACCACTGTCGGCGGTGCCGAAGCCGTTGGCGGCCACCCTGGAGAACGTGTCGAGGATATCCGGGGCCGGGCTGGTGAGGCTTGTCGCGCCCCACTGGATCTGTTGGTAGGCGATACCGGACGGGATGCAGCAGGGTAGCGAGCCGCAGTCGAACCCGATTCCGGTCACGGTCTGGGTTTGCGCGGTGAGCGATACGCCGGTGACGGTGGGTGGGTCCTGGCTGAAGATGAGCACCGCGTCCGATGTGACGTCGGCGGTGGCGCCGGACACGTAGGGCGACCCGATGCCCTGCGGCATCCAGGTGAGCTCGTTGGTCGCGCCGGCCGGTGGCTGGTAGGTGGCGCCGGAGAGTTGCTGCGCGGCGAGGTGGAGCAGGCTGCCCGGCACGCCGGAGACGGCGGGCGCGCTGGCCCCCATGACCTCCCAGCGGTTGCCGGCGGTCTCGCTGGTGGCCGACCAGGTCCATGCCGGACTGCCGGCCGCGGCGCCCATGGTCGGGGGCGTACCGAAGCGCAGCGTGACCTCTTTCCAGCCGTCAATGATCTCCGACAGGGCGTCGAAGTCGGCGACGCTGACCGAGGCGCTTGAGCCGGAGAAGGCCCCGACGCCGGTGAGCGTGAGCGGAATGGTCGTGTCGCCGAAGCGCCGGGCATAGTAGCGCACCTGCGGGTAGACGGCGTTGACGCCACTGATGTCGTCGTAGATGTCCTGGGTGGCCGTGTTGGCGCCGTAGACCTGGGCGGCGACCTGGCGCCCATAGACGTGCGGCTCGGTCAGCGCCCCGCCCGACGCGTGCAGCGAGAGTTGCGGCAGAACCGCGGTTACCTTACTGGTGAAGACGTCGCCGAGGCGCTCTTCCGGCGGGAACGGGATATTGAGCTGCACGCCGTTGAACGACGGAATCTCGTAGAGGCGACGCAGCCCGTTGAGCTCCGGAAACTCCGACACCGTTCCGCCGCCGAAGTCGATGTCGCCGGGGTTGACCCACGACAGAGTCTGGACGTAACGCCCGGCGGGCAGGATCGGATCAGCGGTGTGCGCCGGGTTGCGCAGAGTCACCGGGTTGGCGCCGTAGTTCAGGTTGCCGAAGCCGTTGCGCCGGCCGCCATAAACGACGCGCTGCTCCTCGCAGTAGATGACGCGCATGGCGAAATAGTCGATGAAGATCTGCGTATTGGAGCTATTGATATTGGGGACCTGAAAGATCACACGCGAGTTGATGCGGTTGGCTGAGGATGCGTCGAAGCGCAACAGGTCGGCGTACCGGTACGGCATGACGTCCGTGGTGGCCGACGGCGCGACCGCAGTGGACCACCAGAGGTTGACGTCGCCCAGGTTGAGCACGGCCTCCCGTGCGCCGTAGGCCGGATCGCCGGACGACGGCGGTATCGACGTGTTGAGGTCCCAAAGATTGCCGGTGTTGGCGCCGAAGAACCGGCTATAGGTAATCGTCTGGGTAGCGGCGTCGTTAGTGAGCCGGAAGACCGTCGCGGGCGTGAGCGGGTCGGGATCAACGAAAGGAACGGTGGCGTTGGAGCCGTTGATGTCGCGCGCCCAGCCGACGTAGAGCAGCGAGACGTTCAAGATGCGCTTGCCCTGCAATAGCTGCGAGTACTGGCCGGTGTTGAAGAACATGACCAGATTCGTGGGGCTCACGTTTGATCCGTCGGCGAGGATGTACTTGCCATCACCGGAGAGGAGCAACGCCTCGGCCACGGTCGAGGCGCCAGCGATCTGCAAGCCCGTGCCGGTCACGCCGCCATTGCTGACAGGGATCATGACCTGACTGATCGGGCCAGACTGATCCTCGAGCCCGTACGGGTAGATGCCGAACAGCGCGGTCTGGTAGGCCACCGCGGGCGCCGGCAACTCGTGAGCGTAGAAGCGGGCGTCACGGACCTGGCGGGACGTATCCAGATCGAAGCTGTGGCCGAGCTCGACGGCGTTGACGCTGGGCGAGAAGGCGACATCCTCGTCGCGGATCGGCACCCACTCCTCGCCGAGGATCTGCGGTGAGTGCGGGTTGTAGTTCGCCATGTCAGGCCGTCCTTACCGCGAGGCCGACCAGGCGCCGCTGCAACTCGCTGGCGATTCCGGCGCCCGCGGCGGCGCCGGTGCGTCGCGCTTCGCCCTCGGTGGGTACGACGCCGGCGAAGGTGATGTTCACGATCACGTTGCCCAGGCCGCCGAGATTGGTCACGTTGCCGCCCGACGTGCCGGTGCCGCCGCTGGGCACGATCGGCGAGAGCAACTGCTGTAGATCGGAGATGCCCGCCATGGCGCCCTGCTCGATGCCAGCCGGGATCATGGCGCCGACCTCGTCGGCGAAGACCTTGGACGGCGAGGAGATGCCCAGTAGCTTCTTTGCCGCGCCGAGCGTGTTGTCCAGTACGAAGCTCTTGACCTTGCTGTAGAGCCAGCCGCCGAGCGACGAGATGCCGTTCCAGAGGCCCTGGACGAGATTCTTGCCGGCGTTGACGAGCAGCGCGCCGAGGTTGCCGAGCGTCTCCAGGATCTTGCCCGGCAGGCTCTTGACGAAAATGATCACCTCGGCGATGCGCGTGGCGATGACGTTAGTGAACCTCTGCCAGGTCTCGTTGGTCTTGGCGGATAGTTCAGTGAAGAAGTTGAAGATGCCGACGAAGAAGCCGCTGACCTTCTGCCAGGCGACCACAAAGAAGTTGGCGATGGCGGCGCCCACGGCCGTCCAGTCGATCATCGCCAACGCCTTGCCGACCTCACCGATGGCCCTGGCCATAAAGTTGAGCACCGGCGTGAGTGGCATCAGGACCGCGGCGAGCAGCTTGAGCAGCGGGATGGCCAACTGCGCCAGCACGCCCAGGAACTCGGCGAAGAGCGGCAGGACGGGCACCAACGCGACGACGAGCTGGCCGAGAGCCTCGCCCAGCGGGACAAGGCTCGGACCCATCTGCTCGAGCGCCGGACCGAGGGCGTCGAGAATCGGCGTCAGGATCGGAACGATGCCCTGGACGAGTTGGCCGACCAGCGGCAGGAGCCCGGACAGCAGGTTGCCCAGACTTGGCGCGAGTTGCCCGATGGCATCGCCGAGCACCGGCGTCAGATCCGACAGAGCCGACTTGATCTCTGGGATGACCGGCTGGAAGGCGTTGGACAGCGCGATCGAGATGGTGTCTTTGAACGTCGAGAAGACGCCCATCAAGGTCTGCGCCTGGGCGGCCATGGCACCCGCGGCGCCAGGGAACTGGGCCATGCCGGCGAGTAGCGCGTTGATGCCGGTCGTGGCGTCGACGCCGCCGGCGCTGATGAGGTCGAGCACGTCGGCGACGGGTATGCCTAACTGGGCGGCCAGCGCCGCGTTGGCGTTGAAGCCCGGCAGCGCTTCGGCGAGTTGGAGGATCTCCTCCTGGCTCAGCTTGCCCTTGGACGCCATCTGGGACAGGGCGCGCACGACACTGTCGACGTTCTGCTGCGTGCCGCCCAGCACGCTGACCAGGTCGCCGATGACGGTCAGGGTGGGGATGACTTCTTCGCGGACGATGCCCACGGACGTGCCGAAGGCGAGGATGCGCCGCGACGCGTCGGCGACGCCGGCGAACTCGAACGGGGTAGACGCCGCGAACGCCTGGAGCTCGGCGAGGAAACTCTTCGCCGTCTCGGCCGACCCGGTTAGCGCCTCGAGGCCGATAGTGGTCTGCTCGATCGCCGCGGCTGACTTGAGGCCGAAGCCCGTCATGGCGGCGAGGCCGGCGCCGGCGGCCAGCGCCACACCGCCCAGCGCCAACGCGGCGAAGCTCAGCGCACCACCAAGGCGACCGCGTACCGAGGCGCCGGCCGCTGCGGACGCCGCCGAGACCTGGGCCATCTCGCGGTTGGCTGTCGCCGAGACTTCGCGCAGTGCCCGTTCGGCGACCTCGCCGCCGCGCTGCAACTCGTGCCCGACGTCGCGCCCGGCCTCGCCGGCGGCGCGCTCAACCTGCTCGAAGGCCCGGTCGACCTCGCCGACCATCTGTCGCAGGGCAGTGTCGATTCCCGCCTTCAGTTGCCTGGAGAAGCCGCTGAAGTCGGGGACGATGGCGACCGACGCGGTGTCGATCGGCTGCGACACAGGCCACCCCCCTGGCTGTCACTGGTCCTGTTGTGCCTGCTCTTGCCTCACCTTGCGCATGAACTCGATCTGTACCGGCGTGATGCGTGACCACGGCGGCGGTCGTAGCTGTGGCGCCGGCGCCGGCTTTTCGGGCATGGCGTACTGGTCGAGTGGTCCGGTGAGCATGGCCGTGATGTGGTCGCGTTGCTCGTGTGGCACCCCCTCCAGTAGCCAGGCGTGCAGAAGATCCAGCCAGTCGGCCGGATCCAGTTCTAGGTGTCGGATGCCTCTGGCGATGCACCATCCGTTGAAGAGGTGCCATCGCTCGGGGTGTCCGTCTGCCCGTCCGTCGACCCAGGAAGTGAGGCCGAGGACGGCTCCGTAGGGCGCATGCCGTAGGACTCCAGCACGAAGTTGAGCACCGGCATGGCCTGTTTGATCAGGTCGATCGGCGGCGGGTCGTCGAGCTCGCCCCCGGAGTTGAGGCGCTCGACGAAGCGCCTGCCGTGCTCGCCACCGATGATGAGCCCGAACATGCGGCTCATGACGTCGAGCAGCTTGTCGACGCCGTCGTCTGACTGCAGGAGGCCGACCGTGTCACCGAGGTCCACCCGCATCGCGGCGAACTTGCGCAGCTTAGGGATGGCCATCGTGTTGGGCAGAACGAAGACGTCATCGTCGATGCGGAACTTGATCGGTGCTCGCCTGATGGTGAAGTCGCGCACGCCGTCGGCATCAACTGCCGGGGCGTCGCCCACGGGGTTGGGTGCGGTCATGGGCAGAGTCTAGATCGTTGAACGATCTAATGGTGAGTGCCGGGCATCGCGGATGGCGTGCCAGGATCGGCTACCAGGGAACATCACGGCGTCGAGCACCCAGCCGAGGCGTGTCACGCCGGCCAGCCACCAGAACTCACGCAGGAACCGTCGCCATGTCACCATATCGTCACTGTACGCTCGACGCGCCACACTGACCACTTGACGTGTCACTAGGTTCGTCGTAGCGTGAGGGGCATGACGATGACAGATCAGCCCGACCCGGCGCCCGGCGTCAGTGGCATCGCGGTCGACTCTCAGCGCCCGCTACGCAGCGGCCAGACGCCGAGGCGTCTGGCCGTCTGGTTCTACCACGCAGACCGAGCCGACGAAGTGGCCTGGGTCTGGCACGATGCGCAGCACGTGCCGAGTGTTGGCGACTTCGTCGTCGACGACGCGACCGCTCATGCCATCTACGCGGTATCGGCTCGCGGCTGGTTGCATCAGGCTCGCTGCAACATCACTTTGCGACCCAGCGTCGACCAGGCGGCGGTGTCGTGATGTCTGACGAGCCCTACCGCTCACGCCCACTGCTCACCGACGAAGAGGTGCGCGAGCGCGATGAGGCCGCCTGGGAGTTGACCGACGCCACGCGCGCCGACCTCATCGCCTCGATCATGGACTCGATCAGTGGCGAAGCGGAGTCGGCGCGCGAGTGGGCGGACCGGATGTACGAGCGCCTTGAGCACGTGCCGCATCACATCCTGGCGCGCGCCTTCGTGGTCGAGTTGACGGCCAACGGCGGCGAGCAGAAGGCGCGCGAGCGGTTGGCGTGGCTGGAGGATCAGGCGAAGGCGCTCAACGACAACGGCATCGACTAGCGCCGAGCCGCAGACAGGGCGTTCTTGAGGAACGCGTTCGGCTTCATGCCCTTGACCTGGCGTGCGTAGACGAAGCGTCGCGACGTGCGCGGCCGGAAGCGCAGGAACTGCGCGCGTCGTGGCCTGATCGGGCGCGCCGACGGCCCGTAGATGCCGGTGCCGTTGTGCACCCACATCGCGTAACGCACATTCGTGCCCACCAGCACGGTCGGGACGCCGTCGCGCGTGACCAGGCTGGTGTTGATCGACGCGCGCAGGCGACCGGTGTCGACGCGCTTCGGTCCGCCGATGCCGCCCAGGTTGCGCTTGGCCTGCGTCTCGACGAGCAGACCACGGCGCAGCAGGTCGCGCACGATCGGACCCTGACGCGAAGTCAGCAGGTTGCGTATCGCGGCGGTGTCGAGGCGATGCGAGTACGACACGACGGCCACGTCAACACCCGCAGCCGGTCCGTACGCCGATGATGGCCGTCGTCTCCACGCCGGCACACCCACCCAGTTCGCCGACCGTCACCGACGGCCCCAGCGACCAGAAGCCGATCTCAGGCGGGATTGCCGCGTAGAGCTCGGTGAGGCAGCACATCAGCGCCTGGCGCACCGCGGTGCGATCGTTCTCCAGCGTGAGCGCCGCGGCCAGCTCGGCGTCGCAGGGCGGCGGCCTCCCCTGCTCGTCCAGAGTGGGCACGCAGCGCGTGACGGAGAACAGCACTTCCGCCAGTGTCCAGGTCGAGGCGCACTTCGCCCACGTCGCGACCAGCGGTTGTGGCGGCGAGTCCGACCCGTAGGTCTGCTGGATGGCCGCCGCGTACTGCCCGCCACAGTCGCAGTTGTCCCACGGGATGAGCTGGGTCGGAACGAGCAGGCACTGACGCGTCGGCGCGCCGGCCGGCGTCTGCTCCAACGCGTCGATGATGCACACGCCCAGGCCTGTGACGATGGCGGCGAAGTTGGGCGACGTCAGATCAATGATCATGTGTTGGTCCGACGGTAGCGCTCGCCGTCGACGTCGAAGACCAGCGGCGGCGCCATCAGGCGGCGCGGGTTGTAGACCGAGACAAACTGGTCGACCCAGCGCAGCCCGGTCAGCCCGTTGCGCAGCAGTTCGGTGATGGTGACCAGGTCGATGGTGACGCCCTGGCGCGTGATCGACGAGGCGGTGCGGGGGATGGCGCATTCGTCGATGCACGAGCGGCGAATCTCGCAGGCCAACTGTCCGACGGCGAGCGAGCCGAGCGCCGGCACGGCCTCGCCGACCACCAACGTCACGGACCACGTATTCGGCTCGGTGTCGGCCAGCGTCAGATCCTGGCATTCCGGCCAGTGCTCGCCGCCCAGGCGCACGAGCTTGCGGAAATCGTCGACGCGGTAGCCGCTGGCCGGCAGCGTCACGCCGTCCAGCTTCACGCTGACGATCGACGAGACCGGCGAAGGCAACAGCGCCTCGGACAACTCGGTGCACGAGCAGGTGCCGCTACAGCCGCCGCAGGTCAAGTTGAACCAGTTGCCGCCGATCAGCGCCGGCATGGGCCAGAACCCGAAGCCACCCCAGCCCCACGACGCACCCCAGCCGCCCAGGCCACCCCAGAACGCGTCGTCGTTGCACTCGCGCCGGCACGGCCGGATGGTGAACTCGCAGGCGTCGAAGATCTGCCCAGACAGGTTGTAGAGGATCTCGGTGGCGACCTGCAGCGCCTGGCCGGTGGTGATGGGCGACTCCGACGTCAGGTCGCAGCACCAGATCGGGTCCCACGGTGAGCACGGCCCGCGTGTAGCTGTCATGCCCGCTCACCTCCCGTTAGACGCTGAGGGCAGACGATCCGCCCCGTGGCCGCTTCGTCTGCCCTCGCGCTCCCACCGAGGAGATCTTACGGGTACGCCAGGATCGCGCAGGTCGACGCCGGCGGCGCCACTGTGGTGAGGATCTTGCCCTGGTGGTCGCCGGTCACGATGGCGTCGACGAGCCACGCGGCGCCGGCCGTCCATTGCGGTGACCCGTCGTAGGTGTTGGCGATGATCTGTAGCGTCGTCGGGTCTGGGCCGAGCGTGTAGTCGCCCTTCTTCCCGTCGGACAGGTGCGGCCAGAACCAGTACGAGTACCGCGGCGTGCCACCGCCTGCGCACGAGGCCGGGTCGGGCGGTCCCCACATCTCCAGCGACCAATGCGTCGGCGAGGCGTTGGACCAGGTGCCGTGCGCGTAGCCCGACCCGGTCGGCGTGGTGCTGCCGGTCAGTAGTCGCGCTCCGATGGTCGTGGTGAGCAGGCCGGGATTCCAGCCGCAGAAGTCGATCGTGACTTCGTCGTTGGTGAACTGGTCGGGCAGCTTGTAGTTCTGGCAGAGCGTGCCGTTGGCCTTGCGCGAAATCTTGCGGTCACCGGTGTCGTACTGCGGCGAGACGGCGACCTGCGTGAAGCCGTCCCAGACCACCTGGGCCGACGACGAGCCGGTGATCGGCACGCCGCACGCGTCGAGAAGGATGAGACGGACGACCAACCCCTGCGCCGGGGCGTCGCACAGAAGGCTGGCTGCCATGGTTGGACCTTTCCGTTAGAGCGGCACGCCGCCGGTGACGAGGATCGGGACGGCGTACATGCAGCAACAGGTGAAGCCGAGAACGTAGGTACGCTCGACGATCAGCTCGGCCGTGTTGGTCTCGCGGTTGAACGACTCTTTGTAGGTGAACTGCTCCGGCGTCGAGCGGTAGGCGAAGACCGGACCGGTGGCGTAGATCCAGGCCACGCCCGGCGTAGCTACACCTGCCGGCGAACGACCGTTGTAGCCGGCGCCGAAGGCGACCAGGTTGCCATTGATCGTCTTCATCTGCGCGCCGTCGGCCTTGACCAGCGCTGAGGAGATCATGCGCGGCGCGAGTTGCAACGGCACATGCAGCGTGATCTGACCGAACCAGCAGTTGGCCATCAGCGCCTCGAGCAGCCCAAGCCCTTCGGTGATCTCGAAGGTGGCCGCGCCGCTGACCGGCGTCGCCGCGCACTGCAGGCTGATGCTGGAGTCACTGGGGTCGAGTACCGCGGCATCGGACTGAAGGTGTGGATAGACCTTGTTGACGACACCGCCCGCCGTGCCGGTCGAGAAGACGACCTCGACCTGCTGGCCTTCCGAGCGGGTCAGGGCCTCGACGGCGCGCGAGCGCTGCTCCTCCTGCGTGTAGCCGACCGGCGAGCAGTCGACGCGACCGTAGGCGGTGAAGGGCAGCGCGCCGAAAGTCTCGACGCTGGCGGTCGCTGTCTTGGCCTGCGGAACCTCGACGCCGCCGGAGCAGTACGGACTGAAGGTCGACAGGGCGATGCCGCACTGGTCCTGCCAGGTGACGCCGTTTCGCCAGTGTGAGTCGGGCTCGTCGTAACGTGCCTGCACGACGGAGAGCAGGCCGAAGTTGCGGTCGCTGAACGTGGGAGGTGCGACCAACGCCCTAGGTGCTGCCATCGGTCACACCCCCTTCGTCCGTTACCTCTGCGTTGTGCTCGGATTTGGAGGCCGAGCATCGGTAGATCGTTACGGGCAGCAGCTTGTGAGGTCGGCCGCGCCAGTGGTGCCGTCGGGGCAGATGTTGATGGTGTACTCGCGCACCTCGTGACCGAACTGCGCGATCAGGTGGCACTCCTCCATCCAGGCTGCCGTGAAGTCGTTCGTCGCGTTGAGCGTCGAGTCACGCACGACGCCCAGGTCGAGCGTCATGCCGTTGCCGCGCACCACCGTGCCGGCCGCGTACATGAGGCCCCTGACGAAAGACGGGTACTGCGTGATCGGCGTCGCCGCGCCGGGCTGGCCACCCGCGCGCACCTGGTAGTCCGCGACGAACTGCACGCGGATACCGCGGGTGTCGAACCAGCGGGCGATGTCGGCGTCGGTGACGTTGAGCAGGTCGACGCCGGTGCGCTTGGCCAGGTCGGCACGCATCGGGCCACGGACCCAGCGCGGGAAGACCCACTCGATGACGTCCGTGTCGCACATGCCGTACTTGTTGCGGTAGTCGATCGCCGCGAGTTCGGCGGTGGCGAGGATCGGCGCCGCCGCGCCGGAGCCGGCCGCCGTGCAGCCCGTGACCTGGACGGCCAGGGCGGAGATCTGCGAGATGTAACGGCCGTTCTGCGCGTGGTAGTGGGCGGCCATGAGCAGGCGCAGGAAGTTGCGCGTCGACTCGGGCCACGCGTTGTCGGCGAGGTTGCCAGCCGTCAGACAGATGCCGTAGCACTCGAGCTGGATCGGCGTCATGTCCGAGCAGGGCACCCGGATACACGGCTTGGTCGGCGAGCCGGTGACCGCGAGGATGTCGTCCTCGTTGGTCCACAGCCATGGCACCGTCTCGTTGCTGAACGCCGTGTACCAGGGCAGCGCCGGGCTGAAGGTGTCGGCCAGTGACGGGCTGACCGGGAAGAGCACGCCGCCGCGCTCCGCGCCGAAGGTCGGCAGGTCGATCATGCCGTCTTCGCAGGCGATGTTGAAGAAGTCGTAACGGGGCATGAGCGGGGCACACCAGCCGCCGGCGGCGACCATGGCTTCCATCTGTCCCGCGCTGGCCTGCCGGCGAACCTTCTCCTGGTAGGCGTAGACCACGTCGGGGTTGGCGTTGGCCGGGATGAACGTCTCGTACTGGTTGGCGATCGAGGCGATCTGCACGCCGCCGTACGGGTCGCCGGAGCGGCGGGCGTTGTAACGGCCGCCGGCGTCGCCCATGTTGCGCACGCGCTGCTCGGCGAGCTGGCCGAGCTGCTGGATGCTGGAGATGCGCGCGCCGGCCTCGAACTGTCCGGGCAGGCCGGTGCTGGCGGTGATGGCCAACTCCTGGCGCGGCGCCTCCTGTGGCGGCGCGAGCGAACGGGCGCCGGACAGCGACGGGTTGAGACTGTGGCGCGGGCCGTTGACGCCGCCGAGATCGCGGGCGCCGGTGCGGGCGCCGCCGGTCGGGCGTGCCGAGGCGGCCACGGTCTGCGGTGCCGGCGTCTGCGTGGGCGCCACGACCTCGCCCTCGATGACCACCGGCTCGTCGTCGCCGGCACCGTCGCCGCCATCGCCATCTTCGCCGTTCTCGCCCTCGGTCCCGTCGCCGGAGTCGGAGAGCTCTTCGGCGTACGCCTGGAACTGGGCGTCGATCTCGGCCTGCTCGGCGGCGAGCTCGGTCGAGCGTGTCTTGAGCGTCTTGCGCGCCGCGGACAACTCACCAAGCCGGCCGAGGTGTGCCGGGTCCTTGGTGGCGAGCAGCGTGTCCATCTCGGCGTTGGCCGCCGTGAGGAGTTCAGCGATCTGCTCGACGGTCTGCGAGCTCAGGTCAGCGGGCAGGGTGAAGGGGGTGCCCGCATCGCCGGCACCCGTGGCGTTCGCCTTCGGCATGGGACATCCCTTTCAGGGAGTGCGTAAACACTTGCCCCGGATGCCGCCAGGTTTGTTGCTCGTCATCGTAGACGCTAATGATCTGTTTTGCTACGCAGCCTTGACGCTCTCGGCCTGGCGTGCCGCCTCGGCCTCAGCTTCGGCCTGACGCGCGGCCTCCTCGGCACGACGCTTAGCCGCCGCCGCGCATGGTCCACATGACATCACTAATCACTCCCCATCATGACCCAATCTCACGGATCGGCCGCCCGACCGTCGCTTCGACGCGGATCGCGTCACGTTCGGCGGCGAATGCTTCACCGAACGCGGCTTCGACGTTACAGAAGTGCCTCCACACCTCCTCCATGCGCCAATCAGACGGATCTGTGGTGAAACTTGCGTTGTCAACGAAGGACGGCTCGCCGGTTGGTTGACCGTCGGCGTCGAGCTTCGTGATGCGCATGCGACCTTTGCCCGAAAGAATCACGCGACACGCTCCCCGACGTAGTCGGCGAAACGTTCGCGAGCGTACTCGTCGAGGCGTGTCGCTGGGTCGCGCCCGTTGGCGCTGGCGATCAGGTCGAACAGCGCGCCCAGATCGACCGGCGGCTCAGGCTCCTCGAAGCGCACCGGCACCGACGAGGCGACGATGGCGTCCTCGCGCACACGCACCGAGGCTGTCGCGGCACGCGGGAAGCCCTCGACCGGCACGAGCAGCGCCGCCTTGAGTCGCCCGCCCTGCCAGTCGCCTGACAGCGCGCAGGCCATCATGCGCTCGACCGTGTCGGCGTCGATGCCGTGCAGCAGCGCGCCGGCCACCCACGTGCCGTACCGGTTTTCGCCGACGCGTACGCGTGCCGCGATCGAGCACGAGTTCTCGTAGTGCTGGGAGGCCCAGGCCGGGTCGGCGCGACGCGGGTCGACCGGCGAGGCGTGGCCGCAGTCGAAGGTGATGGCGCCGGCGTTGATGCGGTACACGCCGCCGTCAGCGCCGGCGACGAGCGCCGGCTTGTTCTGGAACTCGGAGTAGTCGACGCCCTTGGGCGCCGTCACGTATTTGCCCTGCGCCCGGAACGCCCGGTGGTCGACCTGCGCCGGCGCGAGCAGGCCGAAGACGCGCCCGGACGCGGTGATGTGCAGCGCGCCGAACGGCGGCAGCTCGGTCGGCTCCTCGAACCACGACTCCGGCCAGACTTCAGGGATGGTGATGGTGTAGCCGGCCGCGGTCACGACGTTGTCACCCCAGGTCGCGGCGCTCATGGCTGGCGCAGTGGCAACTACCTCTTCGTCGGGCGGCGACATCGGCGGCAGGTGCGGCGACTCGCCCAGCGCGATGAAGCACTCGACGAAGGCCGGCTCGGCGACGATAGTTAGCGAACGCACGCGTCCGGCGTGGCAGATCTCCATGGTCGGCTCTGGCATGACGTCCAGCGCCATCTCGCCCTCGGACTCGCCGAGCTCTTCGAGCAACTCGACCGGCTCGGCCATCTGCGGGTAGACGTACTCAAGGTCAGCTTCCTCGATGTCGTCGGCGAGGATGCTCACGCCGGTGACGAACTTGCCACCAACCAGTCGCTCGGCCTCGCGGCCGACGACGCCAGCCGAGTCCATGCAGCCGACCCAGCGGATCAGAGCGCCGTCACGCCACATGGCGTCGACACGTCCGGCGATCATCGCGCCGTCGTGGCCGGGCGCCTCGACCATCTGAATCTTGAGACTGAACGGGGTTGCCGCGAAGGTCATGCCGCCCGGCGCGAACTGGCGACGCGGCATGGAGCCGTCGGGGACGCCCTCGACGCAGGCCACCCCGTAGCAGGGCGTGTTGTACTCAGCTTCGACTACGGGCTCGTCGGGCTGCATGGCGAGATCATAGCGCCGGGGGGCACGCTCCGGTATGTGCCGCGTGGAACCCGCGAGGGCAGCCGTCCCACTCTTCGCGCGCTGGCGCTGCCGACGCGACCACCGACTCTGGCTCGACGACCTCATCCACAGGTTCGTCCACAGCCTGTGCAGGAGCGACGATGTCGCCGAGTGGGATGTCGGTGATCTCGCCGGCGTAGGCGAGTCGGATGCGGTCGAAGACGACCGGGCCAGCGCGATTGATCAGTTCGAGCATCAGCGTGGCGAGCCCGGCTGGCTCGGTATAGATCAAAGTCGTATGGGGCACGAACGGCTGGTGCTGCTCGGGCAGGTCGTAGATCTCGGAGACGTCGGCCAGCGCGGTTTGGTGGAACTCGTCCAGGTCGTTGCCGGAGAGCACCAGCACCGCGCACGGCTCGTCGCCTGTCGGGTTGAACAGCGCCGGGGCGAAGGCGTCGGCCTCGACGCTGGACCACTGTTTGGCGATCTCGCGCGCCCAGGCGGCGAGATCGTCGCGCACGTCCTGGTCGATGTCGACCGCGTCGCCCAGGTAGACCAGCGTGCAGTGCAACTCGCCCTGCGCCTCGCCGCCTTCGACCGCTAGGCGCGCCGCGTCCTCGTCGCGTGGCACGAGCGCGATCATCGCGCCGGTCAGCGCCTCGTTGCCCGCCGCGGTCATCGAAACCATAGGCCCAGTATCCAGCACGCCGGGCGCGAAGGCGTAGGTCGGGAAGGGGGCGCCGTCGCGCGAGATCCACTGCAAGTCGTGGTCGCCGACGATGGGCTTACGGTGGTCGACCTCGTTCTGCCAGATGTCGTCGGGGATGCCGGCTGGGAAGGCGGCGCAGAACGGGCGTCGCAGGCCGGCGACGTTCTCCGGCGACAGCGGCGAGCGCATGCGTTCACACGCGCCGCACTGAGCCTGGGGCCTGGCGGTCATGGGCGCGACGTCGGAGGCTTGCCGACCAGGGCGTTCTGGTCGTATTCGTCGGCGTTCTCGTTGATCCAGCGCACGGCGCCCGTCGACTTGGACACGGCCGGAATGCGGCCGCCCACCGTCTCCGGCGACAGGACGAGGAACCAGTCGGTGTGGCCTTCGTAGCCGTAAGGCGCGATCTTGTAGTCGGGCCAGCGACGCTGCACCGTTTGACGGGCCTGCTCGAAGGTGATCATCTAGGTTGCACCGCCTCAAGAATCCTGTCGGTTGGCTCAAGGTCGTCCAAGCGCACCAGTTTGGCCTCTTGCAGTCCCCCCGAGAATAGCCCTGCGCTCTTGTACTTCTTCTTATAGAGCGCGGTCACGTTGCGGGTGGCGTTGGCGTCGAATTGCGCCTCGGTGTACTGCGCTTTGCCGCGCACCTTAACGACGTTGAAGATGTGTTTGCCGACGAAGATCATGCCCCGGCCGCCCTCTGGCCACTGCTCGATCTCGGTGTCAATCTCGGCGAACGATCGCCACGTCTGACCGTTCAGCGAGCGCCCGTGCGGCCTGCCGCCGGGAAGGCGCCACGCCACCGCCAAGAGTTGATCCATCTCGTCGTACGTGCGACCGGCCGCGTAGCCGTACTTGTCGAGCACGTCGAGCGGCGCGGCCTCGACGTCGTAGCCACGCATCCGCATCTCGAAGGCGTAGACGACGTTGCTGCAGTTCTCCTCGTAGGCGCCCCACGGCAGCGGCCCCATGTCCGGCGTATAACGCTCGCCAGCCTTGCCGGCTGCGCGATAGGTCTCGCCATTCTGCGTCGACCCATAATTCGGATTGGTCGCCTTGGCGTTGACGGATGGCGATGCCGGCTTGCCGGTCTGACGCGTCAGGCCCGGAATCGTCGGGACATCGGGCGTGGCCGACGCGACAGGCGTCACGCGTGCCTTCTCCAGCGTCACCACTTCGCCGTCAGGCATGGTCACCGTTGAGCCTCGACGGACCACGGTCACCTGCGCGCCGGCCGGAATGTCGATGCCGCCGACGCCCTCCATGGTGTCCGCGTCAAACTTGACCTTCGCCCCGGCCTTACCCCCGACGACCTTGATCTTCGCCTTCGTCGACAGGCGCGTCACAGCCGCCTTCAGCTTCGCCATGTCGCCAGTGGCCAGCGCCGTCTTGAGCGCGTCAAGCACGGCCGGGTCGGCGCCGGCGAAGAGCTGCTCGGGGGCGATCAGCGCGTCGTCGAGCGTCTGACGCAACGCAGTCCTGTTCGCCCCCTTGGCGATGATCTCGTCGACCTCGGCGAGCAGGCGTGCTGTGCCGGCCGACGATTCGATCTGCGCGTTGCGCGCCCTGGCCGCCGCACGCTGGATCTGCGCCGGGGTGAGTTGCGGGGCAGCGCTCGGCACGATCTCGACGTCATAGTGATGAACGCCATCGATGACGCCACGATCAGCGACGACGCGATAAGACATGCCTCGCGGTAGCAATACCTCGCCGACGCCAGGGAAATCCAGATCCGAGACCTGGATTGCGTGCTGACCCTTGGGGGCGATGAAACGAACCACCGTCGGATGCTCTGGCTTCCCGGTGCGCTCGTCGAGAGGCGTGGATCGACCCTTGGCGAACTCGTCGGCGTGCTTAAGGCTGACGGTCGTTGAGCTATAGCCATACTCGGTGAACTCGTCGCCAAGGCGCAATTCTCGCCCACCGGTCAGCAGTTCAGGCCGGGCAATGCCGCGATAGAGCACAACCTCGTCGCGCACCGATCCGAAACCTATGACGCGGTCAAGGTCTTCGACTCGCTGACGAATATCGGCGGGAAGATCTCCGCCCCGCGCCAATTGCAAGCCACGGTTGATGTCCCGATAGCCGTTCTTCGCATAGCCGAAGTCGGGATCATAGACAGTGTCCTGCAGGGCGAACATCTCGCGCGGTCGAATCCCGCCCTGCGCGCGCGGCAACAACTCGGCCCGATGCAATGCGTCCTGAACGCTCTGCGTTGACCTCAGCGCAGCCTCGCCTTGACGCACGTTCCCGACATCGAGCACGCGCGCCCTGGCGCTTGGCGACTCGTCGATGAGTTTGACCAGATCCGGCTTGCGTATGCCGGCCGGCACGTCGATGCCGCGCTCTTTGGCCAGCTTGCGCAGAGCGGTGACGGTGAGCTTGGACGTGGCCGAGGCGACAGGCTTGGCGACAACGGCGGGCGTTTCCCAGGTGTCGCGGATGATGACACCCATGCGTCGCGCGATGGCGGACGCTTCGGCACCTCGACCCGAGTAGACGGCCCACAGTTCGGCGAACATCTCGTCGGGGCTGTCCGCCGCGCGTGGGGAGATCAGGCGACGAACAGCGCGCTGGACATCACTGCTGGCGAACCAGGCGCTGATGTCCGTCGTCGTGGGCGCCGCGACGTTGAGCTCTTCGGCGAGTGGGACGAGCACCCGACGACGTCGCGCGTCGGTCCAGCCGTCCGACCGGAAGTTGCCGGCCACGTGGTGGCCGAACTCGTGGCGCAGAATGCCTGCCGTCACGTCCAGGTTGCGCATGTTGAAGTCGGGGAAGGACCACGCGACCCGGTCGTTCTCGAAGGCCGACCGAGCGGTCGCCCTCGCCGCTGCGTTGTCCTCGGCCCAGGTTGGCGAGAAGTACATGCGGCCACGGTTGAAGACGTAGATGGCCTGCGGGTCCATGCCTTCGTGGTGCAGTTCCCGCCACTCGGCCCTGGTGGCGATCTTCATGCCCAGCAGGTCGCGCACGGCGGTTGGTGCGATCTCGGCCTGGCGCAGCATCTCGTCGCGGACCTTGTTGCGGAACTGGCCTGGAGTGCCGGCCGGGATGTCTTTGATCAGGGTGTTGACGCGCTCGATGGCGACGGCGCGGATGTCCGGGACGGCCGCGTCGCCTTCGTCGAGCAGTCGCACTAGGTCGGCCTTGCGTGCCCCGGGCGGGATCGTGACGCCACGCTCGCCGGCCAGCGCACGCAACTGCGCCACGGTCATCGAGTTGAGACGCGACGCCGGCAGGCGTGGGAAGACGTCGACGTCGGCGTCGACCGGGCCGAGGCGCAGATTGAAGCCGCCGCGTCGGTACTCGACCGCCATCAGGTCGTAGATCTCGCGCGAGACCAGCGAGGCCCGCGGACCGTTGATCATGACGTCGGTGAAGGCTTCGGCGATCATCTCGTTGACGTCCGACCCTGCGTAGATTGAGATGTCGCGGCTGACCAACGCGTCCTCGTCGACGCCTTCGCGGATGGCGTTGCGACGCACGACAGCCAGCGCCTGCGGGCCGACGCGCCCGCCCAGGTTCTCCAGGTCGAGCACGTGCGCGAACTCGTGATAGGCCGTCGAGGTCGGGTTGGTGGCATTGCGCACCGACCAGGCGCTGCGGCCCTCGTCCCAGCCTTTCGTGTCGCCGCGCATGGCGCGCAGCAGTTTGGCCCGGTTGTCGTTGCTGGCCCACCAGGCGTTGAACTGCAGGGTTGAGCCATGGCGACCGCCGGGGGTGACCTGCGCGTACGCCTTGCCAGGCGCGCTCCACCACGAGATCTCGCCGATCTTCGCCTCAGGGAAACGCTCCAACGCCTGCAGCGTGCCTTCGGCGTACTGCGACATGGTCTTGAGCGAGGCGTTGGGCGGCATCTGGATGAGCACGTCGCGGCCGGCGATGCGCTGGAACTCGGCGCGCCACGCGGCCTGGAGCTCGCGCTCGGTCTTTGCGCGCGCAAGCACTGGGCGCACGATAGTTGACGCTTCAACCAACTCGCCGCCGAGATCGACGTCAGTGCCGGGTAGTCGCGGCAACGCTTCCTGCACCTCGAGCGCGCGCTCCACCGTCGTCGTGCCGTCCGGCGGCGCGATGCCCTGCTCGGCGATGGCGCGATCGATGGTCGTGGTGCCCGGCGCGCCGTCGATCGGGACCAAATCGGGCTGGTCATCGGGGATGAGATATCCGACGGTGCACCTGCAATTGAAGGCCATCGATGGAGGAAGGTCCGGATCGGCGGGGAAGTCGGCCTGGAAGCCGCCCACGGTGAACTTCTCAGCCAGCGGCACGCGCTGTCCGTCAGCGGCGAGGTGCGTCGGGCGCGTGCGCGGGTCCATGGTCGCGATCCACTCTTTGACCATGTCGAGCATCGACGCCCGCGCCGTCGCCATCGAGCCGGCGTTGGACGCCTCGATGACCTTGGTGCGCCCGACCAACGTGGCCTGTTTCGCCGTCATGCCGGCGCTGGAGCGCAGCCGCTCGGCCAGTTGCGGGATGGACTCGCCCTGCTCGAAGCCGTCGAGCAACTCGTTGCGCGCCGTCTGCCACAGGTCGTTACCGATGTCGTCGAAGGTGTTGCGCGCCTGCGCCAGATACTGCTCCGCGGCGAGCGACCCGACCGAGGGCAGCGCGTGGCCGATGGCGTCGACCATCTGGGCGTAGACCGCGCCGCCGGCCGCCTGGAAGACCTCAGCCGCGATGGGCAGGATCGTCTGCGCGACGGCCTCCTGCCACAGCGGCGAGATCGAGGCCAGGTCGTCGGGCGAGACGTAGGGCTGCCCTGGTGGCAGGCCGTCGTCGACGTCGGCGGCGACCAGGACGAGCGCGGAGGCGGTCTGAATGGCCGCGATACGATCGGCGATGCGATCCATGACCATCTGGAGCTGCACGCGGATGACGGACTCGATGCGCAACTCGTACTGACGTACCTGCTCGTCGGTCAGGCCGGTGACGCGCTGCACGGCTCAGCGCCTTGCGAGATGCTTGCCGTTCACACCGTTCGCCGACGCCGCCATGGTGGGTATCGGAGTGATGGCCGGCGGCGGCGGGGCGTTACGCGTCTCGGGTGCGCCGGTGACCGGGCCGACGCCAGGGGCCGCGGGAGAGACGTCCGGGGAGGAAACCGCCCCGCCGCCCGCGGCATCGGGGGCTGCGACCCCCGGCGTCGGAGTCTGCTGCCCGGTGACCTGGGCGACCGCGATGGCGGTCTGCTCGGTGCCCGCGGCCTTCCACCACATCATCTGGGCCTGCTCGGTGGCGTCGGGCGCGTCGGACTCGTCGACGCCGATCTCGCGCCGATACGCCGCGCCGCCCACCACACCGTCCACGTACGCCTGACGGACCGGAGCCGACTTGTCCGGGCGTGCCGCGAGCTCGGAGACGTCATACCAGACGATCAGCTTGCCGCCGCCAGGCCCGACGAGCGACAGGCCGAGCATGGCCAGCATGGGTTGCAGGTATGCCTTGGTGAGCGCGCTACAGATGGTCTCCGCGAGCGGCGCGAAGGTCATCTTGGTTTCTTCCTCGGAGGCGATCTGCGCGCCCCAGTGGTTCTGCTCGCCCATGCCGCCGCTGACGCGCTCACGCGCGATACCCAGCGTGTCGCCCAGTCGGCCGAGCTCGTCCTCACGCTCTTTGAGCAGCCACTCGTCGAGCGGATCTTCGGCCTTGAGGATGCGCCACTTCTCGATCAGGTCGGTAGTGAAGCGCACCGGGATCGGGATGCCGGCGCTGGCCTGGCCAGGGTTGGCGATGTTCTTGGACGCGATGTCGATGAGCATGGCGACGAACGGGTCGGGCGCCTGCTGGTACTGCTCGGGGACGCTGAATGTGCCTTCCTGCGGAATGAGCATCAGGCCGTTCATGACCAGCCGCGACACCATCATGGCGACGATGCGCGAGTCGATCAGGAAGATGCGGCGCATGATCGGCACCGCGGCCTCGGCGTTGCTGGTGGCCAGCCACGGCCACTGCGGGTCGGGCTCGTAGATGCGCATAGGCAGGTTGTCCGGCGCCAGGTAGCGCCACGTTCCCGGCCCGACGCGCACCTGGAACTGCCCGCCCAGCGCCTGCACGCAGTCGGTGGAGTAGACGCCCCAGTCGGCCGCGGCGAGCGGCGTGTTGGCGTCGAAACGTTCGGCGATCAGCCAGCCCTCGCCGGGCACCAAGATCTGCGGCGTCATCGCCTTCAGGAACGCCGAGTGTCCAGGCGGCCCGCCGCAGAACATCTCCATCAACTCGGCCGCGGCGCCCTCGGTCAGCATCTCCGGCTCGTCGCCGCCGGGCACGACCTCAGCCGCACCGAGGCGCACGCGTGACATGGCGCGCGACTGCCAGTCGATAGCCTGGTTGAACTCGCCCAACGTGCGCCGGAAGTTCCAGGCTTCCTGCTGCCACGGAATCATGCCGGGAAAGAGTTGGCTGTTGCGCCACTCGGTGGGCGTGTAGGCCACGGCGGCGGCGGTCATCGCCGGCCGTAGGCGCTCAGGTAGGCGTCGGCTGTCCGGCACGCTCACCCCCGTGATCGCCGCAGTTGCGCCTCATCGTAGCCGCAGATCATCCATGGCGGATACAGCGACGTGCCCCGCCTCGCACGGGGTCACACACGAGGCAGGGCACGTCGGGGGGCGCGCGGGGACAGGATCGCGCAGAACCTACGGTACCGGAATCTCCTCGATGACGGCCTCACCGAGCGATGCGGTTGCCACGTTGCCGGGGTTGGCGACGACCACGTCGGCGGCGAGTACGACGTCCGGCGCCGCGGCGTCGAAGACCTCCACGGTCGAAGTGCCGAGCGTGCCGGCGAAGGTGGCGAGCAACTCGTCCTTGCCGGACGCCGTGCCGGTGGTCGCCTCGAGGATCTCGACCGTGACGACGGCCGGGTCGCTGGAGCGTGCGGCGAGAGTGGCGTCAACGGGGAAGCCGCGGTCGTCGGTGGCGTCGATGACGTAGCGAGCGCGCTGGCTGGTGTCGATGTTAGTCATTTCTCCCTCTCCTGGTATTCGGGCGATCTCCCCCGTGTCTATCTCCTCGATGGCGACCAGGGTGAGTCGAACAGTCCTGAGCCTACGCAGCCATGCGACGAAAACGTCGGCGACCTCGGTCACGCGGAACGCGGCGCCCTGATCGCCGGCGACACAGGCCACCTCAGCGAAGCGCGCGCCGGCCATGACGTCCGCGGCGGCCTTAAGCGCGACCTCGCTGGCGTCGTCGTAGGGCTGCATGTCGAGTAGTTCGCCTGCGGGCTCAGTCACAACATCGACCCTATCCAACGCCGCCGACGCCACGCCACTTCGACGCCATGTGTTCACGCATGTACGCGTCCTGCTCGTCCTGCTCTCGCAGTTGCTGCTCACGGCCAGCGGACCGACCGAGCAGGAAGGCCAGCGCCACGGCTGCGCCCATCGCTGCCCCGAAGAAGTCATGCCAGAACATGTGCACGACGCCGACGACCACGATGAGCAACATCGTGAGCACGCCTCCGACCAGGTTTCTCACGACCCGCTCAGCCCCAGATCGTCGAGCGCCGACAGACGCCCCTCGTAGAATCTGCGCGACGCCACGGCCTCGCAGCCCTGCGCCTCGCCGATCTCGGCCAACCGCTGGCTGGCCTCCTCGACCAACGTTGTCGCGGCTTCGCGCGTGCGCTTCATGACGCGATACGCGACCACGTAATCGAGGTCGTCCGGCTTGTCGTCGTCCGACGGCTTCATGGTCCTCATCATCGCCTCCGATCGTCGTCGAGCTCGCGCTCGCGCAGCTTGTAGCGCTGCTCTGCCGCCTGCTCGAGCGTCGCGCCCAGCCCTGCGGCGAGCGACCCGGCGGCCACGATCAGCCACGGGAACGGCACGTCGAGGCGCCAGTCGGCCGCGGCGACCAGGCCGGCGCCGACGTAGACGCTCATGCACCACGGGCAGTCCCAGACGTAGGCGATGGCGTGACCGATGCCGCCCAGCCGACGCCCACCGGTGATCTCGCCGGCCTTGCTGATCTCGCCAAACGTGGTGATGAACCACTCGCGTACGGCGCGCACGGGCGGAAACTCGTCGACGACGAGCAGGCGCGTAGTGCGCCAGATGGCGAGCACCAGCAGGATCACGAACAGGACCCTCATCGCCCCACCGCCAAGGCCACGAGCGCGCCAACGAACAGCGCCGCGAAGCCGATCACGCCGGCCGCGATGACCACCAGCACCGTGCCGAGCACGCGCACCGACCAGCTAGCCATTGCGCAACACCTCCAGGTCGAAGTCGCCGCGCTTGACCGCGGTCACGAAGGCCGCCCACTCCTGCTCGGTAAACTCTGCGGCATCGAGGTTGATCGAGTTGCGCACGACGACGATCGGCTCCAGGCGCGTCTTGTGGCGATAGGCGCCGAAGCCGACCTCGACGCAACTGCCGGCGTCGCAGCCTCGCTTCCACCTCATGACGTCCCCTCCGCCTTCTCCGCTTCGAAGCGTGCGCGCAGCGGGCTGCCGATTGGCCAGTAGCGCGGATCGTTGAGCGACTCGATCAGCCCCGGCACGCGCACCATCATGATCGCGCCGATGCCGCTGCGCTGCGCCTGGCGCTGTACGGCGGCCGGCGCGACGAGGCACGTCTTGACCGCCATGTCGGGACGATCCATCGACACCACCGCGCCGAGCGCAGGGCTGATGCGCGCCATCGTGTCGTCCCAGCGCGTCAGTGGTCCCATGCTGTAGGGCTGTGAGCGCCCGATCTCGGGCGGCAGCCACGTCGACATGAACATCAGCGCGACCGGCGAAACTTGAGGCTCTTGCGCGGCTGGCGTGCCGACATGCTCGACGAACCGGTCCTGGCGCCGTATACGCGCTTCAGCCAGCCCTGTCGCCCGGCTTCGTCGGGCTGATAACCCTCGCCACGCGCCAGACGTCCGGCTTCACTCGGCCCGTGATCACGACGTGTCGCAGATGGACCGCCGGGATCGGGGTGCTGGTCACGTGCCGTCTTCGCTCGAAACATCAGCGCTCCATGGTCGGATCGTCGTAAACGCAGACAATCGTTGGAAAATCCTGAATCGTGCCATGAGGGCCGCGCTGAGTGGCGGCGTGCATACCCTCCGGACACACATCGTCATGTGTGGCTTTCCATGCGATCAGGAAGACCGTCAGCGCCAACGCCAGCAGTCCGATCCAGATGACCTGCCACGCCACATCGGGGTTGGGCTCCTTCGTGCGCTGGTCCGGCGTGATGCGGAAATCCACGACTCCGACACTAGCCAATGACCTAGTGACGCGTCAAGTGCTCAGCGTCGCCACAGCCCAGCCAACAGATCCGTCTCCGCGAGCTGCTGCGCACCCACCATCGACGTCTCACCACTGGCCGGCACGGGCAGCAATTCCAGCGCCAGATACACCCCGGCGTCGATGCGGCCCGGCGATGGCGAACCGACCACGTACGTTGACCATTCTGATTCGAAGTCGGGCAGGTAGGCCGCCGTGACGCAGCGCCCCTCAGCCCACTGCTGCGCGATCGGCTCAGCGCGCAGCACCTTGCCCACCTTGGCGCTGACCGGGATCAGGCGTGGCACCAGCGCGCCGAAGCGATCGGGCTGCTCGCGACGCAGCGCGTCCCAGGCGGTGCGGATGGCCAGCAGCACCATGTCGCCGCCGTAGTTCTTCTCGTAGACGATGAAGTCGGCGCCGGTGTCCGCGGCGAGCTCGCAGGCGGCGCGCGCCCAGTTCGCCGAAGCCATCACGGCGGAACGGTCGTGGGTGAAGTGGGCGCGACCGTCGACACCGAGGAAGCCGCCGATGACGCCGGCCGTGTCGCGCCCGCCGCCCGACGGGTCGACCGCCACGCCGACGCGCACAGGCGTCGAGCAGTCGTCGCGATCAGCCATGAAACAGCGTCGCTCGCGCAACAAACGCTCGGTGACCAGCGCGCCCTCTGGCGCCTTGGGGTCGCACTGGTACAGCGCCCGCCAGTCGCGCACGGCGATAGACGAGCGGATGCGCTCCCACCAACGCTGAAGCCGTTCCTTGTCGCTCTCGGCGAGCATCGGGTGAGGCAGCGGTTCGCCGGGCGCGCGGCCGAGCGGATCGTCGCCTTCGGCCAGCGCGGCCATGATGACCTCGCGCCAACGTCCGCCGTCCTCGACGCGGCCCTCCTGCTGCACGACGCGCACGCGCAGGTCGTCAGGGTGCCAGGGCGTCTGGACCATGATGATCTTGGTGCCGGGCACGACGCGCGTGGAGAGTTCAGACGACCACCAGTCGTAGATGGCGTCGCGGCGACGCACGCTCTCCGCTTCGGCGCGCGATTTGGTCGGGTCGTCGACGATGAGCAGGTCGCCGTCGTGGCCGGTGATGCCCGACCCGATGCCCACCGATCGCACGCCGCCGCCGGTGGCGAGCGAGAAGTCCTTCGCCGCGGCCGACCCGCGCTCGAGCATCAGCCCGTACTGCACGCCGTAATGGGTGATTAGTGATCGGATGTGCTTGCCGGCGCGCTGGGCGAGCGAGTCGTCATAGGACGCGATGACGACGCGATGCGTCGGATGCTTGATCAACCACCAGAAAACGAACCATTCCACCGCAAGTCGGGTCTTTCCGACACGAGGCGGGGTGTTGATCATGAGGCGGTCGAAGACGTCGCCACGCTCCAGCGCCGCGAGCTCCTCGCCGATCAGCGTCAGATGCGAGCGAACCTGATAGGTGCGGTCGAGGTGCGCGGCGAGCGTGGTCGGGGTGGCCATCTCGGGACGATCGGGCCGAGAATCAGGGTCGATCATGTCGGCAACGCTGGTTAGAACTCCCACCGAATCCCGCCACGCCGGATCGCGAACGGATAGCGCGGATCGATCTCGCCGGCATGCAGCATGTGCGCTATCCAGTCCAGATCGTCCGACGTCAGGCCCGTTGGCCACTGCTCGGGGCGCACCGGTCCGAGCATCACCTCGTCGAGCAGTTCCTGAGTGACGTCCACGGGAAGAGTCGTAGACGGCGCGCACCAGCCGCCCGCAGCGGTGATCGTCATCGCACAACCTCGTCGAATCCACGACGGAACGCCGCCATCGCTCCGCGCCCATAACGCACGTACCGACGCGACGGGGAGAGTCGATCGACGAAGACGTAGAGCAGCACATCCCAGACCATCCGCAAGACCCTCACGTCGCTACGCTCCCCTCGATCGCCAATCGCCGATTCGAGCACTCCGCACAGAGCAGTCGAACTACCTCGGTGAGCTGTAGGCGCATGTCGCCGTCGGATGTCAGCCAATGCTCGCCGTCCTCGCCAGTGAGCGCAAAATCCGGAGCCGACTGTCGATGAATGACCTCGACGGGCCGAGCGTGGCAATCCATGCACAACGGCGTGTTGACGATCAGTTCGTTCAGACGCGCAGCATGTGCCGCGAGCGCGTCGCGCATCACGCTGTCGACCATCGAAGGCCAGTCAGCGCTCATTGCGCCACGCTCCCCTCGATCGCCGCCCGTTGCTCCATGCCACGCAGCAGACGCGCCGCCACGCGCCGCTGCTCCTCGCTCAGCCCCAACTCAGCGCTGAGCAGCACGCCGGCGAGCGCGGCCGTCTGCGAAGCGCTGTACTCGACCTGACGTGAGGCCAGGTCGAGTTTCAATATCTCGGCGCCGAGTCGGGCGAACCGGTCGCGCTCCTCGTTGAGCAGCTTCACCCAGATGTTGACCGCTGTTCCGGATTTCGTCTTGCGCTCCGGCGGTGTCAGCGAATCACTGCCACCATCACTGCCAAAACTGTCAACCGGCTGAACCGTGTTCGACTCTTCGACCGACTGAACGCCCCAGACGACATCGCTGGGCAGCAACTGCATGCACATGGCCTCGTAGACGTCGATCAGGCCGGCCGTGCGCCAGTACTCCTCCATCAGTCCGTCGACGGGATGCACTTCGCGCGGCACGCCGAAGAGTTGCGCGACGCTCTTCGCCTGGCTGAGCTCGACCGAAGCGACGTGCGTGGGCGTCGAGCCGCCGTGATACTTGCACCGCCCGATGCCGGGGTGGCTCGTCCCGTAGCCCGCGGGGCGCCGACAGGTGCCCTCCTGCTGGCGCTTGTTGGCCGCGCAGAAGACCGCCACGGGCGCCATGACCACGCGACCTCGCCACCCTTCATCATGACCCTTGCTGTTGACGCGTCAAGCGTAGACCATTGAGCGCGTCGGCGACAGACCGGATCTTGAGCGTGGTGCGCATGCCGAGCCGCTCGAAACCCAACGGGCCGAGCAGCCACGCGCACTGGAACCGCCCGCCCCACCACGCCGCGAAGCCACGCTCGTCGTGACGGGCGAAGCGCACGGTCACGCTCTCGATGAGGCCCTTGGTCGGGTCTGCCGCCAGCGCCCGTACCGTCCTGGCGCTCCACCCAGCGGCCAGCGCACTCGCGACGACTCGTCGAACCACACTGCTCGCGGCCACGAGATCCCCGTCGTCACAAGACGACCCAAGGATGACCACATCAGCCACGACTTTGATCTCGCCACGCTCAGCCTCCCGTCGTTGCCTCAGCCGCTCGTCGATGCGCTCACGCTCTGCCGCCACGAACGCCGTGACGCGCTGGTCGAACTGCTCAAGCCACGCCGCCTGGTCCACCGCTACACCGACACCCGCACGCGCACGCCATACCCCTGGTCGAAGACCTCAGCCTCGATCTTGTAGCCGGTCAGTCTCACGACCTGCACGTCGTCGCGATAGACGCCGGCATCGGTCAGCGCGTCGAGGACGTTGCGGTACAGCTTGTCGGTGTCGCCAGCGCCATCCTTGATCACATCGTCAATGTCGAGCGCAAAGCCCAGGTCGAGGCCGACGCGATCGACGATCGGGAACGAGTACAACGACTGCGCGATCGCCTGCTCGGCCTGGTACGCGACGAGCTTGCGCCAACGCTTCGACGCCTCGGTGTCGACGAGTTGCATCTTGCCGACATAGCCCGTGCATTTGTCGCAGCAAAGACATTTACGGGCGCGTGCCGTCAGCGAGCCCTTGGTCCTGGGGTGGCCCGGCACCCAGAAGTCGAGCACCTCGATGCCGGCCAGACCTTCGCTCATTGCCCGAGCCGACGACGGATCTCAGCCATGTTGCGAGCGTGCACGATCGGATCACATCTCGGACAAACGCCCAGGCCGGTCTCTTCGTGAACGGCCGCGCCGACCTTCCACTCGTGGCCGCCGTACATCTCGCCGCACTCAGAGCACGGCATCCAGAAATAGCCGAACACGCGCGCCCAAACGCGATGAACCCAACGCGGAATCTTCACGATCTCCCCCTCATGTATGCCGGAATGTGTGGATCGATACGACGCGACGCCAACGTCAACGTGATCATGTTGGACACCTCGCCCATGCGCGCGTGCGGCGCGGGCGTCAAGCCCAGACGTGCCGCGAAGGCGCTCATCTTCTCGGTCGGCGGCCTGGCGCGCCAGGCACGCTCTTTCGTCGCCGTCATCTTCTCGCCCGCGCTGACGTCGCCCTCAGCCCACGCCATCGCGTAGGACAGGTCGGCGACGCCCGACACGATCGCACGACCCAGCCCGCCGCCGCTCTTGTCCATCGCCATCACGTCGTAACCGAGGAAGATCGGCGCGCCGCCGAAGTGCGCCATCCACTGGTCCTGCGACTGTGGCGCCGCGGGCACGATGGCCAGGTACCGCTCGCCGGCCGCGAGGAAGAACACGCCGGCGCGGGTGCGCAGCCACTGCATCGGCGAGGACGCGAACAGATCAATTTCGGTCGAGGCCAGCGGCCCGGACCACTCCAACGCGCGTCGCGCGGCCTGCTGGCCGTCGGCCAGATCGTCGGCGTCTTCGAGCTCCAGCTCGTCGCGCTCGGTCTTCTCTTTGACCTCGCGCTCGAGCTTGTCGCCGAACAGGTCGACGCCGGAGATCAGCGAATGGTTGGCGGTGACGCCGACCACGTCGAGCAGCAGCGCGTCGACCTTGCCCGGATAGGGGCGCAACACCCGCCCGGCGATCTGGCGGTAGAGCACCGGCGAGCGGGTGGGCCGAGCGATCAGCGCACAGTCCGCGGCCGGCTCGTCATAGCCCTCGGTCAGCAGTGAGCAGTTCATCAGGATCTGCAGGCCGCCACCGGGGCTGAAATCGCTCAGGACGGCCTTGCGCTCCGTTTTGCCCATTCCCCCATGGACGAGGCCCGCAGCGCGCCCAGACTCTCTCAGGGCGTCCGCGATGACCGTTGCGGACGAGACCGTGGGTGCGAATCCGATGATGCGCCGCTCGTCGGCATGCTCAGTGACGGCCTTGGCGATGGCGGTAGGCGCGAGCGAGGACTCCAGCGCCTCGCCCAGATCGCCGGCCCTCCAGTCGCCACGCTCGACGCGCACCTTGCCTAGATCCAGGTCGTCGACGTGCACGTGGATGCCGCGGGGGCGCACGAGGTGACCGTCGGCGATGCCCTCGACGATGCCATGCGAGTAGACGACGTCCTGCCAGACCTGGCCGAGCGCCAGGTCGTCGCCGCGCATCATCGTGGCGGTGAAGCCGGCGGCGACCGCGCTGTCGTCGCGCTGCTCACCCAACGCCCCGAAATGCGTCAGGATGTCCTGGTACGTGGCAGCCACGGCGTGATGACAGTTATGCGCCACAATCCCCGATCCGATCAGGTACGTGTGCGTGGCTGCCACTTCGATGTTGTAGACAAGACCGTCGCGACACACTCCGCCGTACGTTCCATCGCGTCCCGGTTGGAGAACCTGAACGTCAACCACCCGATCCCAGCGAGCCGCGCGTCGCGACGACGATCCGATTCTCGGCGCGCCAGCGAATAATGCGACCCCCCATCGATCTCTACGACCACCATCATCGAAGGATGGGCGATGTCCGCCTTGTAGTGATACGGCCGCTGACCATCGCCCGGCGCTATCGACACCTCGACCGGCCAGCCCAGCATCTCCGCCATGCGCCTGTGCGGTTCCGGCATGGGCGCTCCATTGCCACCGCGAACGCGCGGAGCGTGATGGATCTCTTTCAGAGTCGCCGCCATCTTGGCTCGCGTCGCCTCGTCGTGCATCGGATTCTTCGCCTTCATACGCGCAGAGGCGTGGAGACGATTCGTCTGCGCCATGCGCTCCGACGACTCCCGACCGATGACCGCCGCCTTGCAGGTCTCCGAGCAAAACGTCCGACCCGAACGCTTCCAGGTCGAGATCCGACCTCGGTTCTCCAGCACGAACGCGATCCCGCACTCTACGCATTCGACCTGTGGCCTCTGACGTTCCGCGACACCCTTGGCCTTGCGCATCGCGCGGACGCACTCGGACCCGCAATACACCCGCCCCGACTTCTTCCAGTTCTGTACCTGGATCGCCGTCGGCGTAAGCGCCACGCCGCACTGCGTACATATCATCTGTTGTGTCATGAGTAAACGATAGCACCGACTCACCACGCAATAGCCCGGCCATACACCACCCTCCGGGCGTCATGACCGGATGATTCGCCGTACAGCAAAACTCCTCGCCCGACGCTAGGCGTACGCGCACCAACGATCCGGGCCTGCGGTTCATCGTCGCGACGACGGGACGCGCCACGCGCTCGCCGGTCTCTTCGTCGTAGGACGGCACCAGGTCGCCTGGGCGCAGGTCCTCGATGCGCTGATCGCCGATCATCGTCCCTGCGGGGAAGCACTCGTCGACGATGATTAATCCAACGTCGCGCAGCATCCGCCGGCGCCGCTCGTTGCGCAACGTCTGCACGCTGGCCACGACCACCCTGGCCAGCGTTTCGTTGGCATCAGCCTGCACGCGCCCCAGGCGCAGCCCCGGCGCGACCGAGCGCCATTTGTCCATCGCCTGGTCGAGCAGCTCGCCGGTGTGCGCCAGGACGAGCACGCGTCGACCAGGGTTGTCAGCCAGCCACTCCGTGCCGAGGTGGGCGAAGACGACGGTCTTACCCAGCCCGGTCGCCATATCGACCGCCGGGCGCCGCATGCCGCGCGCCAGAGCTGCGCGTACGGCGTCGACGGCGTCGCGCTGGTAGGGCCGAAGGCTGAGCAGTTGGCTCACGCGCCGCGGCCTTCCAGGTACGCCACGCGTCGCAGGGCGTCGTCGAGGCGTGCGGCGCTCAGACGCGTCGCGGTTCCCCAGACCCATCGCTCGTCGGCGCACCGGCCACGCGCCTGGGCGAGACGTCGGCGGGCCAGCTCCAGGTCTGGATTCTCGATCTTCGCGCGCTTCATGTCCTCGACCCTACGGACTAACCTAGTGACGCGTCAAGAGCTTGCGTCGGGCACAGCAGTCGGCCGGCATGAGCGCCACATCCGGCCGGCCCCAGCACGGGCACCACTGCGAGCCACACGATCGCGTCGACTCCCAGCACCGGCACGGATAGACACCCCGGAGCAATGCTTTGCCAATGATCCAGAACCCTTTGATCATGCCGGTCGGCGATACCAGGCTGGACGCATCGGGGGCGTTTTCGTGGTGTAGCCGCCGACCTTGCCGGCGAAGCGCGTCTCGCGATCGAGCAGCCCAGCCTTCGCGGCTTGGCTCAACAATCCCTTGATCGTGGTAGGGCTGAGCTCGTGCAACTCAGCCACCGCCTTCGACAACTCAACGCCCTTATGCCACTCATGATCGGCAAGCATGTTCCACGTCGTACGCCACGCCGGCCCGATTCGAACTCCGCCGCTCGGAAACCCGTTGGCGATGTCTGGAGCCTCGTTTCCTGTCATGGGCCTCATCTTAAGAAGTCTTAAGTTATTAATTCAACCACCAACCCGGACAGCCCGTCCGGACAACGGGGGTCTCTACGAGACAACCCCCCTGTCCGTCCGTCTACGGGTAACGGCCACGGACAATGCCCGACAACCCCCTGTCCGGGGTCTGACCTGCGCTTATTACCCTTTGCGGACAGCGCCCCGGACAGGACAAGATCAATCTGTCCGATGATCTTGTCCGGGCTAGCTGTCCGCCCGAATATGTCAGGGCATATACAACTCTGGACCACCTTCTACGACCTTGTCAGGATTCACCGACAAGATAGGCAATCCATCCATCTCGAGGAAGAAGTACGCTTCGCGCCCTTGCGCACGGGCGATGCGACCGATCCCCACCAGGTCGGCCCACGCCCGGCGGACCACGCGCTTATTCGACTCATTGGACGCGAGATCGAGCGCGACTCTGGCATGTGCCTGAGCCTCACTCCGGGTCAGTCCGGAGCCCTTGGCGTCGATGAGCGCGTGCGCGATGGCGATGGCGCACTTGTCGCGCAGGCTCAACGTCATGACCGGGGAGGTGAACGGGCTGCTGTCGTCGACCTGGTCGCGCTCGCCGACCAACACGATCGACGCTCCGAGTGGCTGCATGGTCAGCAGCATCGGTAACGCCTCCGCCCGGCGCTTCTGTTTGGTCGTCTTGACCGTGATCGTCGCCCCCGATCTGGAGACGTCGAGCTCGGCATCCATGGCGCCCTTGATGGCGGTCGAGCCACGCCCGTGCTCTCCAGTCAGCCCACGATGATGCACGAGCAGCACGCACGCCCCGGTCGCGCCACGCAGCAGGTCTAGGCCGGCCACGATCTCGCCCATCTCGGTGGCGTCGTTCTCCTTCACGCCGACCGTGGCCCTGGCCTGGGTGTCGACGACGATCAACCCGAAGCCACGTCGGGCCACCCATGCGCACAGCGCCGGCCACTCCGCCCCCCCGACCTGGACGGCCCGCGGCAGGAAGACCACGCCGGTCGAGTCGACATCGTGACGCTGCGCCCAGGCCGCCGCCCGGTCCCCCATGTCCTGCACGCCCTCAGCGGCGAGATAGAGCACCGCGGCCTGCGTGACGGCGCGCCCATGCCAGTTGCGCCCCGATGCGACGCAGGCCGCAAGGTCCAGCGTCACGAAGCTCTTGCCGTGCCCGCTCGGCCCGTTGACGCGCGCCAGCGAGTCGCGGTCCAGGTAGCCGTCGACCAGCGCGTCCGGCCTGGGCAGTGCGGCGAGACCTTCGTCGTCGAGCACTTCCTGGTCAAAATCGGTCAGGCGCTCACTGAGCGTAGCCAGGCGTCGCGTCGCTTCCTGGCGTACGCGCAGCCGGTGCATCTCGAAGGCGACGTCGCGCTCGTACGGGTCGGCCGTGAGCATGGCCGCGACGCGTTGTGCTGCCGGCACCGCGGCCTGATCAAAATCCGACACACCACCTGCGCCGGCCACGTCGATCCAGGGCATGACGGTGCCCAGATGCTCCGGCGCGGGCAGGGTGGCCGGGTCGCGGATGCGTCGCTCTGCGCTGAACCAGACCCCCCAGGCTTCGCCGTCGAGAAACTCCCCGTCGGTGTTGGCCAGCTCGCAGGCGCCCAGATAGGCGCTCTGCACTTCGGCGTAGTCCAGGTGCGACCAGTCGGCCAGGCACAACTCGATGAGGCGGGCGGCGACGCGGTAGGCGGCCTGGTTGCGCGTGCCGGGCACCGCGGCCGACATGTGCGCCAGCTCGCCACGCACCGCGGCCAGGGCGTAGGCGTGCCCATCTCGCCCGACGTACTCGGCGTAGAGCGAGCGGGTGGCCTCGACGGCCTTGGGGCGCAGCAGGTCGGTCAGCCATGCTGGCGCGCCCCTCATGTCGCCACCTGCCGGGTCGACATCTTCTGTGGCAGCGTCTTGCGGTTGTCCGCACTGCGACCGATGCGTCGCCAGCCTGCGGCCTTGAAGCACGCGCCGGGATTGACTGAGCGCACCTTCGCATCCCACACGTAGGTGAGCATCCCGTCCGGCCCGATGCTGTGGACGTCCAGGGCGTGCTCGGCGTCGAGGATCAACACGCTGGACAACTGCGCCCCCTCGTTGCGAAAGATCGTGCAGGTCCAACCGTCCAGGCCGTTCATTGACTTGATGCCACTGTCCGGATGGGGGCGCCACCAACCGAAGACGGCAGTCCCGTCGAGTGACAGCAACACGACCGTCTGGCCGGGCGGCATGAACTGTCCCGATCCAGGCTTGCGCCTCGAGTAGTGTCGGTCAGCGAGCGCGCAGGCTGCGGTGTCGAACTTGGTCACCTGGCGCCATAGGCGCATGTCGCTCATCGCTCACCGCCGGTCATCCGCGCGAGCTCGTCGGGGTCGCTCATCACCAGGTACGGGCCTCGACCTGAGACGCTGGGCGGCGCGACCACGAAGCCACCACGGCCCCGCACGTCCAGGCCGGCCGGTAGGCGTCCGCGCGAGTTGGTCAGGTCGAAGTCGACGTCGTCCAACGCGAAGTAGAAGTGCATGCCGCCCGACCCGGTGCGCACCGTGTAGGTCTTGGGCAGTGGCCCGAAGGCCAGCTCCAGCTCGCCGAGGCGGTTGTGCCCGTCGTGGTCGGGGTCGACGTCGAGCACCCAGATGCCGCTGGCCGGCCCGGTCACGATGCCGACGTTCGCCTGCGGGCGGGCAGCCCAGGCCGCGAAGACCTCCGGTGGCGTCGACAGGTAGTTGTGCTGCCAGGCGTCCGCGATGGGATGCTTGCCGGCCGAGCGTCCGCAGTGCTGGCCTGCGCGGCACGAGCAGGCGCCGGCGGTGTAGTCGTGCAGTTGGATGACGCGCCAGCCGCGGCGGCAGTACGCGGCTGCGACGCTCGCGATATCATGTGCGGGCAACGAAGTTCCCCCTTCGTTATGGCGGCGACGCCGATGAGCCCGGTCACCTCGCAGGCCGGGCTTCGTCGTTCCTGGTCTGTTGGTCGGACTCTAGGCCAGTTGCCCGGCGCTCAGCGTGCCGTCGCCCAGTCGCTTCTCGATGTCGTCGATCCCGGCCCAGACGATGGCGCGCACGATCTTGGCCATGGACACGCCGTGCGTGGTGGTCATGGTGTCGATGCGCTCGCGGATGGCCGGGGTGACCTGCACGACGACCTGCTCGGTGAAGATGGCCTCGGCGGGACTGGGCCGACGTCCACCTCGCGCGCCGCCGTGCGAGGCCATGCGTGGGGGGGAACTTCTCATGGCCGGAACGCTACTTGACGTGTCACTAGCTGGTCAATACAGTCCGACACCATGACGCCGCACCACTTCGACGGCCGGGTGGCCCTCTACCACGGTGACTCGACGGTCCTGCTCGGCAATCTGGCGTCGGACATCTGTGACGCGGTGATCACCGATCCGCCCTATGAGCTCGGCTTCATGGGCAAGTCGTGGGACGACTCGGGCATCGCGTACAACGTCGACCTGTGGCGCGAGTGCCTGCGCATCCTCAAGCCGGGCGGGCACCTGCTCGCGTTCGGCGGCACGCGCACCTATCACCGATTGGCCTGCGCGATCGAGGACGCCGGCTTCGAGATCCGCGACTCGATCACGTGGATCTACGGCTGTCTGTCCGCAGACACCGAGATTCTGACCGAGCACGGCTGGCGCCCAGGCATCGACGTTCAGGCGGGCGACCGCGTCGCCCAGTGGGACGCGAGGTCGGGCGAGATCAGTCTGACTGCGGTAGAGGAGACTTTCCGTGCGCCGTGGGATGGTCCGATGCGCGTACTCCGTAACGCCGACACAGACCAACTACTGACGCCGAATCACCGCGTCTATCACCAGCCGTCGCAGCGGCGCCTTGAGAACGGACATCGCCGGCGCTGGTACAACGATCAGTGGCAGGTGGCCGAGGCCGGCGCTCTGAGCACCTGGAATCCGATTCGACTGCCCGTCGCCGGCGAACATGAAGGCCCCGGAGTGGGCGGCGATGACTACGCCGCGCTGCTCGGCTGGGTCTGGACGGAGGGCGGTTTTGACCTGTCCGGCACCGGCGTGCGCATCTATCAGTCGAGCGTCAACGCCGAAAAGGTCGCCGAGATCGCGGCACTGCTGGACCGCCTGGGCGCTCACAAGCGCTACGACCAGTCCCGCACCTACACCCGACGCAACGGCGCAGCGCATCCACACGTCGCCACGACGTGGTTCTTTAGCGGTGATCTGGCTCGGCGCGTCAGGGCCGACCTGCCGGGGAAACGTCCGACCTACGACCTGCTCTGGCGTATGACCGGCGCGGAGAAGCGAGCTCTGCTGCGTGCTGCGATGCTCGGTGACGGCTCCGGCTGGGCGACGCACAGTCAGCAGTTCTACCAGCAGTACGAGGACGACCTGATCTGGCTGCAGACGCTGCTGGCCCTGATCGGCAGGTCCGGCAAAGTCGGCATGCGCCCCAACCGTCCCGGTGGCACCCTATACCTACGCGACCGGGCGACGACCGAACTACAGGCGCGTCACCTCGTCGACAGTCAGCAGGACTACGCCGGCGAAGTCTGGTGCGTACGCGTGCCGACCGGCGCCTTCATCGCTCGCCGCAACGGGAAGATCTTTATCACCGGAAACAGCGGCTTCCCCAAGGGGCTCGACGTCAGCAAGGCGATCGACAAGGCGTCCGGCGCGCAGCGCGAGGTGATCGGAGCGCGGCGTTACGCCGACGGGACGGCCGGTCACTGGACGCCGGCCGACACGTACGCGCAGGACGAGTGGAGTACGACTGCGCGGGGAAAGACAGAGACTGCACCAGCAACCGACGCCGCGCGCCGCTGGGAAGGCTGGAACGTCGCCCTGAAGCCGGCGAGTGAGCCGATCGTCGTCGCCCGCAAGCCACTCGTCGGCACGGTCGTCGCCAATGTGCTCGCGCACGGCACGGGAGCGCTGAACATCGACGCGACGCGGGTGCACGGCGAGTGCAGACCGCTCGTTGTGTCCAACCGGCGGTCTGGTAACGACGTGTATGGCGACGGGCTGCAGGGGTCCGTGGCGGCGGGCACGACCGACGCCGGTCGCTGGCCAACCAACGTGCTGCTCGACGAGTACGCCGCCGCCGAACTTGACGCGCAGAGCGGCACGCTGACGTCCGGCGCCAACCCGACGCGCCGTGGCAGCGACAAGTTCCGCGACACCTACGGCGAGTTCGCCGGGCAGGACGATCTAGTCGCCCGCAAGACCGACGCGGGCGGGGCATCGCGGTTCTTTCCAGTGTTCAGATATCAGGCGAAGGCGTCGACGAAAGAGCGCCCGAAGGTCGACGGCGTCGCCCATGCCACGGTCAAACCGTTGGAGTTGATGCGCTGGCTGGTGCGCCTGGTCACGCCGCCCGATGGCGTGGTGCTGGAGCCGTTCGCGGGGAGCGGCACGACGGTGGAGGCGTGCCTGGCTGAGGGCTTCCGGTGCATCGCCATCGAGCGCGAGGCGACCTACCTACCTTTGATCCTCGAGCGCGTGGCACGTCAGGCGGTCAGGTCATGACGGACGAGGCGTTCGAGGCGTTGCTGTTGTCGATGGTGCTGGCGGCGCTGTTCGCGTCCTTCCCTGAGAGCGAGATCTTGTCGTCGTGACCGTCGCTGTTGACACGTCACTAGGTCACCCGGTAGCGTCCGACGTCATGACGACGACATCGAGCGAGATCGCCGAGATACAGCAACGCAACGCCGACGGACGTAAGCGCGTCATGGACGCCGCGAGCGCCGAGAATCTCGCACCGACCGAGCGAATCAAGGCCGCGATGATGGAGCTCGTCGCGGTGTGGCGTGACGAGGCGAACTGGTGGGAGGCCAGCACTAAGAAGGGGCGTCTCGGCACGGCGAAGTCGATCAGGGATGCGGCGACGCGTCTGGCGGGCTTCGCCGTGAACCTGACCAGGGATCTCTCGGCGGCTGAGTACGAGATCGATGCGGAGTCGCCACTCAGCGCGCCGCATGTCGAACTCAGCGATGAGGCCAAGGCTGTCGCGGCGAAGCTCGCCGCCCCGATCGTCGACCCGTTGATGGACTACCTGACCGGCACGTCGAAGACCTACGAGCCGACGCCACGCCCTGAGCAGGTACTCGACGCCTTGAAGAAAGAGATGCCCGACGTGACCGCAGGACCCACCGCAGCGCAACTCGTCGACAGCCCGTTCACTTCGCCCGCCCCGCCTGCGCGTCGCGCCCCGGTGGCGGCCGTCCCGTTCTCGGCGCTGCCCGCGCTGATCACGCACATGAGCACCGGCGACGCGGCGCGTGAGCATGTCTCACATTCCTACGTCTCCTCGTATGAGGGCTGCTCGCTGTCGGCGCTGCTCTCCGACGCTTCGCGCGCCGGGGCGCTGGGCGCGCGCAAGCCGTCCTGGTCGCTGATCGGTGGCAACGCCTTCCATGCCGCGATCGAGACGGTGGAGCGCCTGGAGCTCGCCGGCGTGCATACCGACCTCGCCAGCGTCGAAGATCAGTGGAACGCGATGCTCGACGCACAGGTCAAGGTCGTGCTGGACGAGATGGTCGGCACCCCGTACGCCGACCCGTCGACCTGGCACGTGGCCAACGGCGGACGCGAGGGCTTCGACTGGTGGCGCGTGGAGGGCGTAGGGATGCTCAAGCGCTACGTCGAGCACCATGACGAGAAGTTCAGGGCGCGCTATCAGATCCTGCGCCTGGGCGACGGCCGACCGGTCATCGAGTGGCCGTACGAGATGACGGTGCGCACGCTGGACGGAAGCACTGGTGTCACGTCGAAGGGCTTCGTCGACCAGGCGTGGCGCGACGTCGAGGCCGACCAGGTCGTCGTGACGGATATGAAGAGCGGGCGCAGCGAGCCGTCAGAGACCTTCCAACTCGGCGAGTACGCGCACGCGCTCGTAATGGAACTGATCACGTCGGCCACGATGATCTCGCCGACCATCACCGGTCGATACTGGCTGGCGCGCAAGGGCATCTACACCGACCTGGTCGACGTGCTCGCCGCCCATCCGCTCGAGGAGTTGCAGTTCCGCTATGGTCAGGCGATGCGTGGCACGCAGGCCGGCGTCTTCGTCCCCAATCGCACCAACCTGTGCGTTTCGTGCGGTTCGCGTGACTACTGCCCGGTCGGCTCGCGATGAAGACCTTTCATATCGGCGTTATTCTCTCGGCCCTCAGTGGCAAGTTGGTTGCCCCCGACGGCATAGCCGACATATACACCTTCACGCGGCATATGACTGGCGAAGACGTCTTCACGCACCAGATCCCACGCGTGCTCGATGAGTGCAGGTCATCACTGTGTGAGCAGTTCCCCGACCTGGCCGCAGTCAAAGTGCCCGAGTTCGACGACGCAGAGCATGTCTGGCGTTGGCTGGCCGAGCAGGTCGGCCGGTATGGCGCAGACCGCGAGGTTGCACCGCTTGCCCTCGCTGATCACACCGACATCGATCCGCTGGTCGAGTTGCAAGCGATGATGAGGCCCGACGCGGAGATCATCGCGGTCACCATGGATGGTTCGCGGTGAAGGGCGACGTCGAAATCGTCGGCGTGACCTATCGACAGTTGGACTGGTGGGTGAGCAAGGGTTATCTGCGCCCGCTCAACCCATCCCCCGGCCAGGGCGTGGCACGCGAATTCCCCGAGGACGAGATCCAGGTCGCTCGGACGATGGGCCGCCTGGTCGCCGCCGGCATCCCCCCGCACATCGCCGTCAAGGTCGCTCGTGGCAATGCCGAGATCGCGCCGGGCGTACGCGTCGTGGTCGAAGAGTTGGCCGAGGTCTCGTCATGACGATTAACGGAGAACTGCTCAACGAGATCGTGCGCAGCGCGTTAAAGGCGGCTGAACGAGCCGGGTACTTGCGGGCGGCCAGCGCCCTGCGCGACCGCGAAGCGTACGACCAGTGGTGCGCCGACGGCATGGCGGATAAGGCGAACTGGGACCGCTCGTGGCCGGACTATCACCACGCGCCACGCTTCGCCGACTACCTCGAAGCTCGCGAGGCCGACCAGTGAGGCCCGCGTTACGGCTGATCGCTACCTGGACTGTCGGCATCATCGTCTGCACGTTGATCGGGTGTGCCGGCCAGCAGACCAAGAGCGAAGCGCCTGACTTCGTCGACGTGACCTTCATCGTCGAGACCTTCGCGGCCGACGGCCTGCCTACCTCGCGCAAAGTGCAGATCACCATGCTCACGACGCAGGTCGACGGCGCGCCGGGCAACTATGTCGACCCCACGCTCGGCCCGATGCCCGGCCCGTCGATCTTCGACCGCGACACGCCCTGGACGGGCGACGTGGTGCTCGGCCCTGGGCTGGTCAGCGCGTCCATGACCGCGGTGCTGTTCGGCAGTGACGGCGAGTCGATCCACTGTCGCGCGCTCGCCGACGGCGCACCGCTGCCTGTCACTGACGCCGGCTCATCGGACGCGAGTGTGGTCATCGGCGGTCCGGCCGCCGCGACGGTGCGATGCTTCCACCTCATCTAGGGGTGGCTGAGGAAAGGAACTACCCGCAATGAACCTGATCCGACACGGCATATCGCGCATCACGCAGACCGAGCGGCACTCAAGACAGCGCCAGCTCCGGTTGGCGACGATCGTCGTCGCAACGCTCGCCATGCTCGCCACCTTCGCCGCGCCGGCCAACGCCAAGCCGGTCGTGCCGAAGAACGGCCACGGCGTCATCGAGATGACCGTGCGCACCTGTGGCAACGCCTCCACTTGGCAGGCCCAGGCCGCCGCGAACGGCATCACGGCATCGTCCGGCTACCTGGTGCTGCGTGGACGTACCTACGACATCGACTGCACTCGCAGGGCCGGTGCCACGGCGGTGACCGTACGCCCAACCCGACGAGCGCGCCACACCGGTGTGGCGCGCTCGTCGGGTTGGGTGCATCCGCTGGCCTCCGGCGTGAGGGCTTCAGGTCCGGGCGCCTGCCCCGGCGCGGCGCGTTCCGGCCACACCCACAGGGGCATCGACCTCTCGGCGCGATCTGGTACGGCGGTCCGATCTGTGGGCGGCGGTCAGGTCACCGTCTCGCGCTACTCCGGTTCGGCCGGCTGGTATGTCGTCGTCGATCACGGCCGCTACACCTCGACGTACATGCACCTGCGCGTCCAGGGCGCGCGGGTCGGCACCAACGTCGCACCGGGCTCGGTCATCGGTCAGGTCGGCGCGACCGGCAACGCCCAGGGCCCTCACCTGCACTTCGAAGCGAGCGGCGGCGGCAACACGGCACAGACAGCACGGGCCTTCGGGCTCAACCTCGGTTGTTAGGAGAACGAAAATGGACGACGAGCAGAACGCCAAGGGAATCGGCGACCTCAACGAGATCGCCTGGGGAATCATCGCGAACGTCAGCGGCGGGGACTGGAGTAAGCAGTCTGCCGAATGGCGCGAAGCGGCTGAGCGCTGGCGTGACAAGTACCACGCGAGCCTAGGGATTCCGGCGCGCTGATTGGACCGACCCCGGCCCCGTATTGAAGGCGGGGTCGGGGGTCCTCAATCGAAGAAAGAGGCGAGAGGTGGCTGAGGTCCTTGTCATCGGTACCGCGATCTGTGTCGGTGGGTTTCTGGTCGCTCTCCTCGCATGGCTGGTGACCCGTGACTGACGCATGTGATACCGTGCAGATATGACTAAACGAAACGGTAAGACTGTCGATTACTACGCGACCGCGGAACTCGCTGGAACGCTGTCCCACCCGAGGCGCCTGCACATCCTGTCTCTGTTCCTGGACGGCCAGGAGCATTCGCAGACCGAGACCATCGACCACGCGCAGAATCTTGGCGAGCTGTCCCAGCCGACGGTGTCACACCACCTGGGCAGACTGGCGCACGCCGGGCTGGTGACCAGAGAGAAGCGTCGCGTCAACACGTTCTACACGCTGAACTCTGAGGTTCGCCCACTGCTCGAGGCGCTCGACCTCTTCGTTACCTTGACACGTCACTAGGTCAGGGTCTAGCGTCGAACGCAACTACATGACACGTCACTAGGGAGAGCGTCAGCGATGACTCAGAGCGTCAGTCCATTCACCAACCCGATCCCGCCGGGCAGCGGCGGGCCGGCACCGCGGACCAAGGACCTGGAAGGCTGCCTGGTCGCCTACGCCCCGTTGCGCATCGACCTCGACCAGCCGGGCTACAAGAACGGGCCGGCCGCGGACCGCGTCACGGCAGACGTGTACCTGCTCGAGACGGCCAACGGTGCGCCCATCGCCATCGGCGGCAACGACGAGGGCGCGCCACACACGCACACCATCGTCGGGCCGGCCAAGTTCCCGGCGTGCTGGATCAACTCCAGCCAGATCGTCAACGCGCTTGCGCCGGGTCGTCAGGCGCTGGTCGGCCAGTTCGTGCTGTGTCGCGTACAGCGCGGCACGCAGGGCAACCGCCCGTGGTTGGCCATGGCGGTGTCGGGCACGCCGGACGAGGCGAAGGCCATCGGCATCTGGTCGCAGATCCAGTTGGGCGCACTGCGCTACAACGAGCCCCAGCCGATCGCCGGCGTCCCCCAGGCGCCAGCGCAGGGCGTCGTCCAGTACGCCCCACCACCCCAGGCCGCGCCCCCCGCAACACCAGCGCCGCAGGTCGACGCGTATCAGCAGTGGCTGGCGACGCAGCAGCCAGCTACGCCGCCCCCGCCGGTCGGTTGGCAGCCGGCAGCCTGGGCGTCGCTGACCGACGCTCAGCGCGCGCAGGTGCTGGCGAGCATCGGCCAGTAAAGATCCCGCCGGGGCGTGTTGAGCAGACAGAGCCGCACGCCCCGGCCTTGGGCTTGATCGAAAGGAATCGACCGTGAGCGACGACGAGATCAGTTACGAGGACCAGTTGGCGACCGAGCGGGCGGCGGGCGCCCCTATGCCGACAATCACCTGCGCCTGCGGCTTCACGGTGTCCGGCCTCGACGAGGGCAACAACGTCCAGGCCCACGCCGATCACGCGTGCGAACTCCTTGGCGACGCGGAGGTGTCGTGGCACGAGTCGCTGTTCTCGTTCTTCGGCGCGGTCGTCGTGCTCGGCGGTCTGCTCGTGATCGGCGTCATCGTTGAACAGATCTTGAAGCTGTCGTCATGAGCGCCGTGAGCAAGCGCGTCAGGGCCACGATCGCCGCACGGTGCATCGGCCAGACCTTCGTCGCGTCGCTGGTTGTGATCTGGCTGACGCCGAGTTGGCTCGCCGTCAAGATCGCGGCGACGAGTTGCGTCATCCTCCTGGTCGGCGTCGGGCTGAAGTCGGACAGGTCGCTATGAGCGCCACGTCGCTGGCCATCCTGGTCGTATCGCACGTCGCCGCCGCGGTCGTGGGCGGCTGGTTCTGGTCGCTGGTCCTGGCCGGTCGCGCCGGCGAGCTCGAGGGTCGCGCGGAGCTGCTAGCGGTACGCGAGACCTTCCTGGCCGGCCAGCTCGGCGTGCCGCTCGACGCCATCCCTGCCACACCGACGCCTAGCCTTGTCGACGCCACGGTGGCGCAGGCCATGGCGCGCCTGAGCGAGTTGGGCGCGCGTCGCGAGCAGGAGCATCGCCAGTTCGTCGAGATCATGCACGTCGCGACACGACCTTGGAGGATGGCGCGATGAGTCTTCGCCTGTCGATCGCGGAGAACCTGGAGCAGCTCAACGTGCGCCATCGGCGCGGCGCTGAGACGTTGCGCTTCAGCGAGCGCTGGGAGTTCGGCGACCCGGTGCCTGCGCACGACGTGGATCAACTTATCGAAGACGCGGTGCGCGAGGCTGAGGAAGCCAAAGAGTCCGCGATCGAGGGCCTGAACGAAGAACTCTATGACGCCAACCGCGAGATCGACCGCCTGCGCAATCTGGTCGAGCCCGACGCGCTCGCCGCCTACGACGCGAAGGCCAAGGGCTAGCCCCAACGCACCCGCTGAGCGCGTCGGTCACGCTCGCCCTGGCGCGCCTGCTCGCGCACGCCAGGCGTGACGATCTGACGCACCGCCGTGATGCTGGTGTAGCCGGACAGGCGCACCAGCTCCTGGTATGTCGTGCCGGCCGCGCGCGCTTCGCACATCTTCTCGTGCAGCACCGGGCGTAGCTGCTCCAGCGTCCTGAGCAGCATCTCGTGCAGCGCGCCCAGGCCGGTCAGGTCGAACGCGTCCAGGTCTTCCATCAGCGAGCCGAGTGTTTGTGTCATGCGTGCCATCATAGCAGCGCTCACGCGCGCTGTCACGCAACCTACTCACGCTCAGTGTCCATATTGCCCCGATGTTAGGTGCGCCAACTCTCTGACCTGCGACAACGCAAAACGGTGTCCTAGTTTGACCTGATTCAGAGCACGTGCGCAATTCGGGCATTACGCCGCGTGTCCTAGTTCGTTACTTATGCACGATTCTCCTATGCCAAATCGTTATAATCGAGTGTCCCATTTGACCATGACGAACTAGGGCATAGCGACGTAGGCCAAAAAGTCGTCCGCTTTGTCCTCTTGACCGCCACTGACCTGCGCAAACGTGAGCCACGATGCGCTGACCTGCGCAGACTCTCCGCTCAGCGACTAGCGTGCGTGCTATCACGTGTGCTACACTTGAGGCAGAACGACAGGTGAACCGCTCAACCGCCCCGCGAGGGATTCGGAAAGGCCCGCAAGCGCCGAGCGAAGTAGCTACCAAATCGAAGACCAGAGCGCGAACCGGACCCGGCCGGTCAGCCAGCCCTCAAGGGGCGGCGCTCGACAAGGCTTAGCCGCTGAGCCTCAATCAGCGCCCCGACGCCGGGGGTAATCGGGCGAAGGACGGCACGCCGAGAAATGTGTCTAGGGACCATCGCCGAATCGCGGTGTAGGGACAAGGCGCCGAACCATGCCATCGCCGGCCGGGAGCGTATCCCGGCACCTAAGTTTCCTCCCTGCTCGATCATGTGCCGCCGGGGCAGTACCGGCGCGGGCGTCGAGGCCCGGCGAAGTGGTCGCCGGATCGAGATGCTGGGAGGCATCATGTACGACTTCACCAACGAGCAGGTGCGGAGTCTTACCCGCGGCGTTCGCGTCGCGCTTGGGTTCGGCATCGCAACGTCGATCACGGCAAACGTGATCCACTCGCTCACCCGCCCCGATCTGGCACATCTCGTGCAGTGGCAGGTCTGGGCAAGCGCGGGTCTCGCGGCCCTCGCGCCGCTTGTCCTCTTCGTCTCGACGGAGATGGTCACGCGAATCCCGGTCCACAGCAAGGTGCTGGGTGGGTTCCGGTTGGTCATCACGCTCGTCATTGCCGGCTTCTCCGGCTGGGTGAGCTACTGGCACATGGTTGGCGTCTGCGAGTTGCTCGGCGAGACGGGCGGCGCGCAGTTCATCTACCCCCTGATCATCGACGGCATGATGGTCGTCGCCACGATCTCACTCATCGAGCTTGGTCGCATCGCGAGTGTGGTCATGGCAGCGAATGCCCCGGCGGTCGCAGTCAAGGTGAACAGCAAGATCACCAAAGCTGAGGAGCAGGCCAGGAAGCGGGCCGGCTACGACGACATGAACCGTGCGGCGAAGGCCAAGTGGTCCAAGACCTACCGCGACCGCGCATCGAAGCGCGAGCGTACTGACCTCGTCCCCGCGATGCGACTTGAGGCCACAGAGATGATGGCAGCGAGCGAGCGCTAGCAGGGACCGGCAGCGGTCCTGCTAGACGCTGCGGGATGCAAACTAGGAAGCCCCAACACCTCGTTCTAGCAGGCGAGGTGTTGGGGCTTTTCTGTGTCTGTGCTCAGATCGAGGAGTTGAACCTGGCCACGTCGACCGTCACCACGTCGCGGGGCGTTACCGCTTTCACGATCTGGCGCAGGGCGTCGGGGTCCTGCTGGTCGATGGCTGTCCGGCGGACAGCGTCAAGCATCTCGGCCAGTGTGAGGCGTGGCATCGGCTCAGCCATCGAGGCGCTCGGCGTTGGTCAGCGACGGCCCGTCGCCGGTCGCCGCCCCCGCGGCCAGTGCCTTGAGTACGCCCAGCGCTACGCCGCCGGCGAACGCGGCCGGCACGGTCCACCACGGCAGCGACACGTCAGGCAGCGTCCCGCCACCCCAGGCGAGCAGCGCCGCCTGCGCTCCCGTGGAGAGGGCACGCTCGGCGGTGGCCTTCCAGAACTGCCTACTCCAGATCATGTGTCTGATCATCGCGCCTGATGCGATAGAGCGCAACGAGGCGCCAGGCCCACACGCCGTTCTGCGCGAACAGGACGATGACGAGCAGCCAGACCGGGAAGGCCACCCGCAGCACGATCAACATGAGCAGTACGTCCAGCGCCGCGGCGACCAGCGCGAGAGCGACCCAGAGCCATGCCATCGCGGCGTAGCGCGTACGTCGCGGCCAACCCACTCCCAGCGCGAAGAGCAGCGCCAGTCCTATCGAGACGAGCAGCAGCACTTCGACGGTCAGTCGTTGACCGGCGCTCACGTCGCACCCCCTCGTAGATGCAGCGCCCGTTCGGCTTCCATGGCGAAGCGCTCGGCGCGGTCGCTGACCGCTCGTGCGTGACGCACCGTCGCGTCGACCTTGTGCGTGCGCTCGTGCGCTTCGATGAGTTCGTCGACGGCCTCGACGCGCGCCACCCTGGCGGCCTCACCGTTGCTGACGCTGTGACGCGCCTGCCACCAGTCCATAAGTCGCTCCCACATCAGGCCGCGCCCCGGCCGGTCGCCTCGAGCGTGGCGAGTACGCGTTGCAGGGTGGCCATGATCTCGCGATTGGAGGCCGAGACCTGCTCGATCGAGCCGATCAGCTTTTCGTTGTTGGCACTCAGCACTGCGTTGGCCTCTCCGCGGGTTCGCGCGGTCTCGCGCCAGTCGTCGGCGCGGCGTCGTTCGGCAGCGATGGCGATACGGACCAGGGCGAGCATGGCGCCGAGCAGGGCGGCGAGTGCGCCGCTGCTGATCAGTACCTGAGCCCACCCCACACGATCATGCTACGGCGTGATCACATCTCCGACGCTGACCGTGGTGGTCGCGCTCCCACTGTGACCGTGTGGCGCCACGCCGCCGGGTCCGCCGCCGCCCAACTCGATCAGCGCGTCGATCTTCTCCTCTACCCGGTCGAGGCTGACCTGTAACGCCACCAGACGCTCGTGCAGCAGGTTGGGGCGCTGATCGTCGGGCATCGTGCCGGCCGGCGCCACGGGCACGTCGGAGTACATGCCGTAGGTGCGGTAGATCAGGGCGATCTCTTCCTCGCGCGTCATCGTGCCACCTCCACTGCTGCCACCCAGCGCCTGATTGACGCTGTCGAAGAGCTTGTCCCACGGGTAGTTGGGTCCGGGGTCGGTGTGCGTCGTGCCGCCCCACGCCAGCCGCATGTCGTCGTGGGAGTAGAAGGCGGCTACGCGCGGGTTGGCCTTCATCTCGGCGATGCTGGCGCGGCGCACCTGGAAGCCGCCGAGCTCGGCCTTGATGACCGCGGCGAGCGCGTAGGACATCTGGCCCCAGTTGATCGCGGAGAGCCAGTGCTCGCGCGTCCAGTCGGTGCGGCCGGTCTGCTCGAGGCAGATGGCGTTATTGTTGCCGTTGGCCGACCCGGCGTGGTTCACCTTGTAGATGGTGTCGACCGACTGGATGGCCTCGACGCCGTCGACGTAAAAGTGCGACCCGATGCCGTCGGTGCGCCGCGTGGCGTAGTCGGCTTCCTGGCGCGCGGTGGCGGTGCTCGCCGTGCAGTGCACAGCTATGCCGTAGTGGCGCCCAGCGGGGTTGGTCGCGTAGTTGCGCCCCTGGATGTAGGGGATTCCCGGCACCCTCATGCTGCGACTATACGACCGGT